GACCGGAACGCGGACAGCGGAAAGGGCAAATGGCGGGACATCAACGAGCCGCTTTTGTGGCCGGACCAGTATGTCCACCATGCGGTGTTACAGCCCATGATCCCGCACATCATGCGGAGCATGGACAAATACTGCATCGCAAGCGTGCCGGGACGGGGAAATTCCTACGGGGTCAAGGCGATCAAGAAGTGGATGAACGGCGACGCCGCCGGCACACGGTACGGTGCGGAATGCGACATCTACCACTGCTTTGAGGAGCTGGACCCGCCGTATGTCATCCAGGCACTGAAACGGCTGTTCAAGGACCGGGAGACCCTCTGGCTGTGCGACGCCCTGATGGAATACGGCGTACTTATCGGCGCGTTCTTCTCCGCCTGGTTCCTGCACCTGGTACTCCAGCCGCTGGACCTGATGATCCACCAAAGGGAGTACGGCGTCAGCCACTACCTGCGGCAGATGGACAACTTCACCATCTTCGCCTCCAGCAAGCGGAAATTGCGGAAGCTGATCCGGGATATTCAGGCGTGGCTGGCCGACGTGGGACTAAAGCTGAAAGACAACTGGCAGGTCTTTCGGATCGGCTTTACCCCAAGGGTGGAGAAGGCCAGAGAGCAGCTGCCCGAGGCCAAACAGCGCCGAAGACGGCCGAGGATTCCGTCGGCGCTGGGCTACCGGTTCGGGCACGGTTACACCATCCTCCGAAAGCACAACCTGTTTCGGCTCAAGCAGTCGCTGCATTTATATTACTACCGAAGGTATCGAAACCGGGTCATCTCGTTTAAGCGGGCCTCCGGCCTGATCTCACGGCTTGGGCAGCTCCGAAAGTGCGATTGTCAACGGATTTTGGAGCGGTATTACCAGCCGAAGACCATGTTCGATCTTAAGAAAGTCGTCCGAAAAGAGTGCAGACGGCTTCAGAAATTATATCCGCCCTACCAGGCGGCGTGAAAGGAGCGGCACCATGAAAGTACAAGGGATGGTTGACCCCGGCAGTTTTACCGTGGAGCGCATTCCCGGAAGCGGAAGAAGCCTTGTACGGCTTTTCCAGAACGTGACGCCTGTCCAGACCGAGGACTTCACCGGATATGAGTACGACGAGTACCATGTGGAGGTGGAGACCTGGGACGGCATCGCGGCAAACGTGCGGGAGAACTACGAGACGTTCCTGAGAAAGGGAGTAGACAACGAGATCGACCGCAGCAATCGGGCACTGTATTCCGCACAAGTGGATACGGATGCCATGAACGTGGACCAGGAATTCCGTCTGACTCTGCTGGAGCTGGGTCTGACGGAGCTGGATATTTAAGAAAGGGGAAAACTACTATGTTGTACCGAACTTTGAAGCGCATGATCGAGAGAGGCCAGACGGCGGGTATCGAGACGAAGCTCGATATTTTCTATGCCGCCGACAAAATCAGCGAGAGCGAGTATCAGGAACTGCTCGGGATGCTGAGTCCCAAAGCCTAAGCTTTCCAAATTTGCCTGCTTTGAAGGAGGTTGGATGATGGCGGAAGAAAAGAAACCCACCTTTGTCGAGGTGGGTGATCGGTTAACATGATCAGCTATATCGAGTACCTGAACACACCTATCGCTTTAGGTCTGGCTATTATCGGCGTTTTTTTGATCATGCAGATCGTTGGCGAAATTTTGGAGTTTAAGGGGAAAGTCGTTCCCGAGTTCATTAAGATCAGGAAATATTTTGCTCGGAAGAAGCAGAAACGGCAGACCATGCGAGAAATGTCCGCGACGATTCACGATGTGAAGACCGTGTTGAACAGCGTGGAATCCCATTACAGCGAAGATAATATCGCCAAGCGTGACGCCTGGATGAAATGGGTAAATGATAGAGCAGTGGTGTATGATCAGTCCATTGAGGTTCTGAAAGAAGAAATGGATAAGAACACCGAAATCACCATGTCTCTCTACATTGAAAGCAAGCGCAGTTCGATCATAAGTTTTGCCTCGTACTGCGTTTGCCCCGATAATCCTGTGACCAGGGAGCAGTTTAAGCGAGTCTTTCGGATCTATGCGGAATATGAGGAGATCATCAAAGACAACGATCTTCAAAATGGAGAAGTAGACATCGCTATTCGCATCATTCGAGAAGCGTACGAAAACCACTTGAGAAACGGGTCATTTGTCGAGGATGTGCGTGGATACTGATGCGAGCGGATCTGGCCTCTGCTCCTGTATCTAAAGCGGCAGAACGGTGTAAAAAGAGGTGTAGGAGAGTCGATTATTCCTCGATTACTCCTACACCTTGACCGTTTTTGCCTTGGGGTTACGGGATAATTGGTTTTTACAATAGAAACTAACTACACTTTTACCTGCTTCTAAGTGCTGTTAACTGCTGTAATGCCAATGGTTTTTAGAACAGATAAGAGTAGTTAAAAGTGGGTAAGTGTAGGTAATTCGTATATTATTTCTGTACCATTCATACAACCATATTCCTACACTTTTTGATGTGGTTGATTTTATTTCTACACCTATACTCCTACACTGAAAGCGAGCTTGGCAAGGTCTATTTTATTTTCTCAATCTCCTCTCGAAGCCAAGTAAATTCGCGGCGCGTGTAGACCTTTTCTGTGATGTCGGAGATCTTGTGACCTACCATATATTTGATGGCATACTCATCCACCCTATAGCGTTTTGCCATGGTCACAAAGTGGGTGCGACCATCGTGAGGACGGTGCTCGGGGTTTAGTTTCAATTCATCACGGATACGCTCGAAGGCTTTCTGATACCGAGCATAGGTCAACTCAAAGTTCTTCTTGTTTCGGTTGTTGGGGTCTGCCCAGTTAAGCAGATACGGGCTTCCGATTGCTTCTGCTTCTCGATATTTTTTGAGTACCAGGTCCTGAATACGGGAATGAATGGGGACAACACGATTCTCACCGGCATCCGTCTTCATGCCGCCTTGAAATGTCCAGCTCTCTAAATCCACATCCTTTAGTTCCAGTAGTCCCAGTTCCTGAGGGCGCCAGCCGGAGTAGCACTGGATAAGCAGGATGTCGATACCATGTTTCTCATCGATATTATTCCAGAGCAATTCCATTTCATCATCTGTAAAAGCGATATGCCCCTTCTTTACTTTCTGGATCTCTTTGACGGTTTCTTCCGTGAGGTTGAAGGTTCTGGAATAGTTTCGATCCACTAACTCATATTCCAACGCATAGTCCAGCATCATGTTAAACATGGATTTGATTTGGTTCTTCATGGTGGCTGTTGGATGCTGCTCTCTGCCTCGAACAGTGGCCACGCCCTCTTCCATGCAGCCTTTTACATGACGGGCTCGAATGTCCATAACTCGCATCTTGTAAACTGCCGAACAGTAAGGCCAGGCACTGGTCACCGCCTTTGTACTCTTGACGGTCTTTTCGTATTCTGGAAGCCACTTGTCATAGAGCTCCTGCATGGTGATGGCTGTTCCAAGGTCATATGGATTCTTGTTATATTCCACCAGAGCGGCATAGGCATCGTTATAGGTGGCGAAGTATGATTCCGGCTTGAGCGGTTTGCAAATGGGTCTGCCATTAGAAGTTTTCCCCACAGTTACCATGGCTCGGAATGGATTTCTCAAATTACGATTTTTGATCTCACTGATCTGACCAAAGCCATTCGGCAATCGCCGTCGCTTGTTGGATTTGCGAGGTCTTTTTATTTTTTCAGAAGGTTTCAGAGGATATCCGCAATGAGGACAGGCATTTGCCTTATCGCTCACTGGCAATTCGCACTCTGGGCATTGGGTCAGCATAGGTCATCCCTCTTTTTCAAGGCTTTAATTTCTCGGCGTTCGATTTTGTCAACGATACGGCCGCCTACCGCATGGAGTAGAAAAACGCTGCCCGCAAATAGTAGCGCCCCCCAGGCTCGCTGATTTTTGTTGTACTCTTTTACGCCGCCCTGCATAGTATAGACTTCATGCAAATGCTTGGCTGGGTTCACGTGTTTCTTCATTGGGTGTCTCCTTTCGCAAGATTTACAGTGGGTTTTATGGAGGTGTTCTATATGAAATACATGACGAATGCACAAATCGACGAGCTTAATTTGCTTTTGGATAAGCATGGGGCGGCTTTGACAGCATTTTATAACGAAGGAATGAGACAAGGCGCCAAAAATGTGATCCATGGTATGATGATTGGCGCGGCGATTATTGCTGGCGTTCAGATCACAAGGGCAATCATCAGAGCACACAAGCAAAAGAACTAAATAGGAATTGGGGTCGCTTAATCAGCGGCTCCTTTTTTTTGCCCCTTGCGCCGCCCGCTCTAATCATATATGATAAGTGTACGAATTGTCAAGCATATTCCTACACAATATTTTTGATTAAGATTTGAGGGCTGGATATGGTGATGAACGAGTGCTCCGCCTGTCCCCGGTGCGGCGGACGGTTGAAATACTACGACAGCGTGCCCAGACTGGTACGGACGAAAGGGCGGCAAACCTCCAGAGTTCCCATGCGCCGCCTGCGGTGCTCCGGCTGCGGGGCAATCCACCGGGAACTGGGCGGTCTGTTCTTCCCCTACAAGCAGTACGAGGCCGAAGTGATATTCGGCGTACTGGAGGGGCTTATCACCTGCGAGACCCTGGGGTTCGAGGATTACCCCTGCGAGATGACCATGCTCCGGTGGCTTTCGCAGAAAGCACAGCTCCTATTATGGAGAAATCCATAAGCGAAAGGAGTAAATGAGCATGAAACTGACACCTGTGGACCAGATACCGAAGATGAACGGCTATCACAAGCTGCAAGAGCTGATCGAGGAGTTTACGAACGGCGACGCTAAAATCGTAAAGGTGGAATTTAGCGAGACCGATTATAAATCCCCGGCGGTCTGCCGGTCTTGTCTGGCCGCGGCCATCAAGCGGTCGAAGCGTCCGGTCAAGGTATGGCGTCGTGGAAATGAGATATTCCTGAGCAGGGATGTTTGACAAAGGATCGAGCCACCGTAACAGGCGGCTCTTTTCTTTTTCGGACGCAGGAATTGCACAGCCCTTTATGGAGGTGATTTCAATGGACAAAATCAAAGCACTCAACACCAAAGTCATGGCAAAAGACTTCGGACGGGTAGGCTTGGGCACACTGGCCATTGTAGCCGGAGCATTTCTGTGGGGCAAGTTTTTGTACGGCAGAGGTGTGCGCGGCTGCCAACGCTGGATGTGCGAGACGTTTCCGGACGAATACGAAAGCATGACGGAAAAGGTCGCTGATATGCTGGAACAGGACCATTGAACAGGCCAAAACAGATTGAGCCGCTCTCGCGGCGGCTCTTTCTTTTGTCTCCGGCGGTTATATTTCTAATTTAGATTAGCCCGATTTAACCTAAGTTAGAAAACGGGCCCCGCAGATTTTGCAATTCCTATTATGGAAAGGAAACGGATAGATGCTGGTGGAAATCCAGCGGTGAGACACGAAGGCGTGCCGCCAAGTAATAACTTAATCAAAGATGGCACCCACCGGGCAACGGTTTTCGTTGGGCCGACCCTGAAGTCGTTTCCTTTTCTTTTTTCGCGCCGATTCAACAGGGGCCTTTATGGAGGTGAAGGTTATGAACACCAGGAAAATTCTTAGCGCGATCGGAACATTCACGGTTGTGGGCGCGGTATCCACGGCAGGCGCGGCACTATGGACGAAGGTTCTGAACAGGAAGTTTCAAATGGTACAGCTCAAACTGACACACCCGAAGTCAGACAAAATCATATTCGTCGACTTCAAGAAGGCAAAGAGGGGCCGCTGACGCAGCGGCTCTTCTTTTTTTTCATCCGCACAAAAGGCCGTCTCCTTTATGGAGACAAAACTTTTTAGGAGGTAATCAAGGATGAACAAGCAGAAATGGACAGAGAAGCCGGTCACCTGGGGCGGATATCTCAAACTCAGCGGCATTGTGACAGTCATCGGCGCGATTTTCAGCGCGGTGTATATCATTGCCATGTTTGAGCCGGCCTGGTGGATCGGGATTCGGAAGACGGTTGGAAAGACGTTCAACCATTGGGCCCGGAAAAGGAATCGTTTCTAAAGGGCGGGAGCCGCTGCAACAGGCGGCTCCTTTTCTTTTTCTTTCCACCGAGGTTGTTTTTACGAAAACGGGGCTGCGCCCTTAGAATAGCCGTTGAAAGGAGGCAGACGCCGATGAATGAACAAGAGTTCCATCCGGGCTCCGTCCCTGTGGCGGTGGTGGCCCGTGTTTATGGAAAAGACGCGTCCTGGGTGAGGGCCGGAATTATCTCCGGCTGGCTGCCCATCGGCAAGGCGACCCGGAACGGCAATCTGGTGGCCAGCATTGAGGAGATGGATTCCCGGTACGGCCGGATCAATTTCTACATCTCGCCAAAACGATTGTACGAGGAAACCGGATATTTCTGGAGAGGAGAACGACGATGAGAAATGACATGCGTCCGGAGCTTTCGCAGAAGAACCCCTACTGGATCGGCAAGCACCGCTACTACGAGCTGAAGCATTTCTGCCTGCAATACCCCATTTGGAAAAAGGCCCGACTGGCCCTGGATGGGCTGAGTAGGCGGCCGGCCGACCTCCAGGTTTTTGTGAGCTGCGGGCAGATGAAGGGCGACCCAACAGAGCGGTGCGCCCAGTCCCGGATATTCTTCGGGGAGCGCATGGAGATGGTGGAGCAGGCGGCCATCGAGGCGGAGCCCGACCTCTACTCCTATCTGCTGCGGGGCGTGACCGAGGGGCTGTCCTACGATGCGCTGAAGATGAAGTATGATATTCCCTGCTGCCGGGACGTCTATTACGCCGCGTACAGACGGTTCTTCTGGCTGCTGAGCAAGAGGAGGGATTGAGGTTGCGGGTTGTGGACGTGGCTGTCCGGCAATGCTACCGGTTCAACTGCCCGAACTGCGGGAGCAGGCTGGAGGCCGACTGCGGCGATCTGGTGGACATCGGCGGAAAGACAAGCCGGTTCTGGTGCCCGGTCTGCCGAAAGGAACGGTATATTCCATGGAGCGCTTTAAGGAAACGGACGATATATGAGGATAAGTCCGCGGAATAGGCAGGCTCCTTTATGGAGGTGAAATGCCATGAAGAAAACGATTTTGGAAAAGGTGGCGAACAACAAGTTCAATGCTGTGAAACAGTTAGTCCGATTCATTCGGGAAGGTGACAAAGACCCGGGTAGATTTGAAGACTTATGGGAAAACAGTTTTGCGCTTGAGGACGAATTAGATGAAATCATACTTCGGATAGCGCACATCATCGAATTGGAAAAAGCATTAGAAGAATACGAAGAGTAAGGATTGGGCCTGCGGAAACGCGGGCTCTTTCCTTTTTGTATTTCGCAGAAACGGCAGCGGCTATTATGGAGGTGATACCATTATGACTTACAAGCAAATCGAGGCAAGCCGGGAGCTGAGGCTTTGGATCGGACAGGTGATCGTGCCCGCCGTTACGATGGCGGTCGCATTGGCGTCCATTCCGGAGGTCAGGAACGCGGCTTCCACAAAGCTGGAACAGCTGAAATGGAAACTCAAATCCAAGAGCAAGGGCTGAGCAGGCCCTTTGCTTTCTATTTTCCATACGCAGCCGGCCGGAAAGCGTGTTAGAGTGATATCCTGAAAAATTCCCGGGTGGAAAATTTGAGAAAACAGTGTCAAAGGAGGGGTTGAATTTGGAGATTATTGCAGCGATTGCGGCGCTTTGTATCGGAATTTTGATCGGTATGCGTCTGTTCCAGGATCGTCCGGTCGGCGACCTGCGGGTGGACCATTCCGATTTTGCGGACGAAGGCCCTCATTTATATCTTGAGCTGGATACGGATATACGAACCGTTATGCGGAAGAAACGGGTGGTCTTCCGGGTCAAGGTAAAGGACTTCCTGCCGCACGAATGACATAGGCCTTTATGGAGGTGTATTGTAATGAAGAAATTGAAACTCTGGATGACACAGTGGCTGGTCGATATCGGCTCCTGCTTGACGGAACTGGGAGACCGTATGATTTGGAAAGGGGTCGATATGGGCGACGACCTTCTCAGAGATGACGATGAATTGTTGAAATACGCGAAAAAGAAGGGGATCGTCCGATAACGGGCGCCCCTTTCTTTTCATTTCGATATATACTTGTGCAACCAATCCGGCAAATCAGGATCGTCAATGGTCCAGGAGGTCTTTCGCCGTTCGGAATGGACCCATTCGTTTTCCCGACCATCGAAAATCCTTTTCCGTCCACATCTGTAAAGGACAATTTGGCCATCTTCCAGGCGATACTCATTCCAATAATAACTATGCGTGACACGGCCAGGTCTCTCTTGCGTAGCATAAATCGTCATGGGTATAAGCCATCCTTTCCGAAGAATAATAGTTCTTTTTATGAGTATAGCACCACAGCCCTGCGGCCGCAAGAGACATCGAACGCCGGGTACGCACGAATAACATCGGCTATTATGGAGCCAATTCTGATTTTTGAAAGGAGAAAAAGCATATGGCAGAGATTAAAACGTTGTTGGATGATGTGATCGAGACGGAGCTCGCGAATCTGCGGACCCTTCCGTCCGGAAACGAGGAGAGAGCGAAAGCGATCCGGGATCTGGCGGCGCTGCACAAGCTGCGTATCGAGGAGATCAGGGCCCAGGCCGACGTGGATGAGAAGTCCGAGCGGCGGGAGATGGACGGCAGACAGCGCAGGGAGGAGCTTGCCTGCAAGGATGCCGACCGCGCCCGTGAGGAGGAGCTTCAGAACCGTCAGCTTCGGGAGCAGAAGATCGACCGGTATGTGCGCATTGCGGTGGCCGGCGCGGAACTGGTGTTGCCGCTGATGTTCTACGGCATCTGGATGAGACGGGGATTCAAGTTTGAGGAGTCCGGGGTTTACTCGTCCACCACGTTCAGGAATCTGTTCAGCCGTTTTCGGCCGACAAAGTAACGAATAGGCTCGAAAAGAAAATGAAGAGGCCGTGCAGACAGCACAGTCTCTTCGTTTTATCCGCATATTCGGCATGGTGTTTTATGGAGAAATCTGAATTTAAGGAGGTTTCGCAAATGAAAATGACAGAAGAATTGAAACGTTCAAAATTGATTCTACGCATTGGGCGTGCACGCCGCTTATATGACGCTGGGAAAAATGCAGAAGAAATTGCGGCGGTTATGCGAGAGCCCATCGCGTTGATGGAAAAATGGATCAATAACTTCAAAATCATTGACGAGAAAAGACGCACTCCAAACGGATAACTCCGCAATAGCAAGGGTCTGACGAAGACTCTTGCTTTTTTAGTCAGGGTCCCAACCGGAGCCCATGTCTTTGATTTGGTCTTCTCCTGTCCCCCAACTGGCGCTGATGTCGGGAAGAGCGCAATCATAGCAAACATTGGCGTCTGGGTATTGATCGTCGTAAACACCCTTATAATATTCTCGACTGAGCTTTCGTCTCACGGCGGCAACATCAAACTCTTTGCCGCATTCTATACAAACAGCCATATTCGCCCCTCCATACATAAAGGATGTCTCCATTTTACCATAGTCCTCGCCAAATTTACAAGGCGTTTTATGAGGAGAGAGCGCTCTTTACCTCAATATCAGCCGGAGCCGCAAGGCCCGGACGACTTAGGAGGTAATGCAAATGCGTAAGAAGGGTAAAAAGGTCATTCGGCCGGCAGGAGACGAACTGATGGACTACCTGAACCGGGGGTTCGCGATCTGTAACCGGTGCGGGGCGGTGATGGACCGGAGAGAAGACCCAAGAGGAGGTTGTGATATTTACGCCTGCCCGTCCTGCGGATGGGAGATTGACGAGATGGAGTACGAGTATGAGAGCGGAGATCCGATGGAGCTCGTACAGGATGAAAGAGGCGATGACTACCTGGTCTTCCGGAACGACATGCCGCCCGCCGGGTGCAGAGCGTGCGGAGGCCCATACCCCTACTGCAAGCCGTCGTGCAGAATGTTCGACGACTAAGCATGACCAACGTAGAGGAGGAGCCCTGTAACAGGGGCTTTTCCTCTTTTATATTTGGAGGCAGACATGCGCTATCACTACGAGAAGCCGCCCATTTATCTTTCCATGTACGGACAGCGCTACTGCTGCGACCATCCGGTCTATAACCACTGCACCCTGTTCCTTGTCGGCGAACGGGGCCTGGCGGTGATTCAGCAGCGGTACGACCCGGAGACGAAGCACACCTTCTGGGCCGAGGTAGACGAGTGGCTGACGGACCCATTATATCTGCACCCCCGGTTTCGGGCGTTCTTTGACCGCCGGGCCGGGACGGGTACGGACGGCCTCTACCCCACCGTGACCATCCGGCAGATCATGTGGGCGCTGAAGATGAAGCCCCTGCCCAAGCAGCCCTGGGAGACGGTCTTCGACCATACGCCGATTTGACAACCTCCTTTATGAGAAACCAACTGATTTTGAAAGGGGTTGCGGTTTATGAAAACATTCAAGAACAAGCTGTACGCTGTGGGGCTGATGCTCTGCGGGAGTGTTCCGACATTCCTGGAGCAGGACGCCACGGCGCTGGTATTTATCGGGATGATTGCAGTTCCGCTGTTCTTTGCAAAAGAAAACTGGATTTATTAAAGGGAACGGCCCAGACAAGGGCTTTTCCTTTTATTTTTGCGCTTATTTCGCAGCTCCTATTACGGAGAACGATGCTCGTAAAAGGAGGTAAAGGGGCATGGACGAAATGAGACTGGAATCGAAATTTACAACAGGACTTGTATCAAAAATCGCAAGGACCGTTGTGCGTAAGAAGCTGGGCTACGATATGGATATTCGGCTCAACCGGCTGCGGACAACGGTGGTTGATGAAAAGACACACGTACATCTGGACGTCGATCTGGAGCTCACAAAGGAAGAGCTTGACAAATTATTGAAGAGCATCGGGCTCTGAGGCAGAGGCCCCATAACAGGGGCTTTTGTCTTTCTTCCGCAGATTCCGCAGGTTCTATTGTGGAGAGGCATACAGCGAGCTACGAAGCGAGGGTGGTAGTAGGCAACGCAAGACGGAAACCCACCTGCCTCTCTTAGGTTTTCGCAGATTTTGCAATTCCTATTATGGAGAGGAAGTTAGCTCAATGGTAGAGCGCAGGCTGAAATGCCTGAGGCCGCCGGTTCGAGTCCGGCACTTTCTCTTTCGCTTTTGCATGGAGAAAAAAACAAGTTTGGAAAGGAGTTTACCATGGAGAAACGGCCGCTGGACACGGAGCTTGAAGTTCTTTGGAGCGAGCACCTCGAAGACGATGTGTTCTCAGTACGCGCTTACAATGTTCTGGCGCATCGTCTCGGTCTTCGCACGTTAGGGGATATTTTGAATTTGACCCGCGACGACATTGCAAAGGCGAGGGGCGCGGGGAAAAAGACCCTGGACGACATTGCGAAGCTGGTTCGGTCGTGCGGATACGAACTGAACGGATTCACGGACGCCGGTCCGGACTGCAAAAAGTGCAAACAGAGGGATTTCCTGCGGCCGGCGCATCAGCACTTTCTCAAATTGGCAAGGGAGTTCAACCGCTCGTATCATCATCCCAAGGACCGCGCCTTTGTGTTTCCAAACCGGATTTCCGGAGAGACGGGCTGGGATATTGTAAAGCGGGCCATATTCGCCACCTATAACGTGTCGAGCATTGCCTCTCTGCCAGACGGGGCGCAGGCGAAAATCAATGAATTTGCGATGGGTCTCACGGATATTCTGTTCCAACAGCTGCGGGACCGGGCAAAAGAATACAAACGGAGCAATATTTGAAAGGAGAAAATGAGCATGGAAGTTAAAATTGTGGGCGAGATCAAGTTCAAGACCTGTACCCTCCCGGTGTATCGGGATTTGGACGAGCCCCTGTTCAAGGCGGGGGACGTCGCCGAGCTGATGGACTATGGGCCGAACAATATTTGGAACCTGACCAACCTTTGCGAAGAGGACGAGAGGCTGGTGCTGTCATCGGAAGTGGCGGGTCAACACCGGCGGGTGACGTTCCTCACCGAGAGCGGACTCTACAGCGTCCTTGCCCAGAGTCGGAAGCCGGTTGCCAGGGCGTGGCGGCGGGTCATTGCCGAGGAGCTGATTGCCCTGCGGCGGTCCCGTGGCAAAAATATCTCGGAGCAGTTCGAGGACTGGGACCACATGGCGGACACCATCTACTTTGACGAGGTGACCGGGCGGCTGATGCGGTCGGTGACCGTTCCCGGCGGGGACGTGGAGCAGGTTCCCTACGAGCCCTGACGCCATGAAAGCGGAAATTGGATACCCCGATGTGGTCATGGGGGATTTTATACAGGACCTTATCGGCGACATCGAGCATAACATGCGGCTTGCTCCGCCCAACGACCAGTATTTCGAGGAGCTCAGCATTCAGAAATTTACCCTGCAACAGCTGCTCCGGGAGATTGGCAGGCATGAAGGAGACTCTCCCACCGCCGTAGTAGCGAGATTTGTGGAGAGGATGTCTGCCACAGCAAAAGAGGACGACCCACGGTTCGTCTTTTCTATCTCCAGGGACGCGGCCCAGTCCATCCTGGACGGATTATATTTTGACTAAACAGAAAAGGAGAAACAATGACTGGAGAAGTTTACATTCCTTATGGCGCGGACGCCTTCGACCCGAGCCATGGGTTTCCGGTGGTAAACACGAAATACTCCTGGGTAAAGCCCCACGGAGGTCTATGGGCATCGAGAAAACGTGCGTCCTACGGCTGGGCCAAATGGTGCGAGGAGAATTCCTTTCGGGATTGCGCCGCAGAACCCTCATTTCAGTTTATCATGCGAAATCCGGAAAAAGTAGCGGTCATTCATAATTTGAACGATCTGCGACAGCTTCCGATGGTGAGAGACGTTCCGCCCGGCATGTGGGAGGAAATTGACTTTGTGGAATGTCTGCGGCGAGGAATTGACGCTGTTGAACTCTGCTGGTATGGGGAGGAATACCAAGACCAGCGGGCCGATGATTTATATCTCGCTTTGTATGGGTGGGACTGTGACTCCATTGTGGTCCTCAACCCCGACGCAGTGATTCAGATTTAATACTCGAAAGGAGAAAACATCATGGTTAAGACCTATCTTGATATTCTGAGCGAGCGCGGCATCCGCCCCTTCCTGACCGACGAGGCTTTTGAGGAGCTCCAGAAGTTTGACTACAAGAGCCAGTACGCCATTCCCGGCCAGGTAATGCCGGTCTTCAAGCACCCCAACCAGCACAAGATCGAGCTGGGCAAGACCACCAATCTGATCGGCGACATGTGCTGGTACGGAGCCAGCGTGGAGGAGCTGGTGCGGTCCATCAAGTATGGCATGGTGGTGCTCGACGCGGACAAACGCCATTTGGACTGGAAGAAGGCCGCCGAGGACTTCGGTATTCAGGAGCTTCTCAAGGAATACCGCCGGTTCCGCCGCAAGCCCAAGCTGACAGAGCGGGAAAAGCTTGTCATTACCGCTTATACCGGCTATGTTCTGGAGGGTACGGCCGGAAAGGTAGTGGATTTCGTGGAACAGGAGCTGGGTCATTCCATTCAGACGCCGGAGCCGCCCGCAGTCCCGGTTGTTGTGGAGGTGCGCCGGGCTTTGCAGGAGGAATTCTGCGAGATCTGCCGGAAGCACCACATCTTTGATTATATTTAAGGAGGATACGGACGTGAACGCAAAAACGACCCTGCTCCACGGAGCCGAGAAAGCGGTCAAAAAGGCGGCGCCGACGATATTGACCGTTGTCAGCGCGGCGGGGGTGGTGGCCACGGCGGCTCTGGCGGTCAGGGCCACACCCAAGGCCCTCAAGCGCATTGAGGCGGCAAAAGCGGTCAAAAAGGCGGAAAATGGCGGAAATTTGACCCGAATGGAGACGATAGGAGCCTGCTGGCAATGCTATGTACCGGCGGCGGCCACGGGAATCGCTGTAATCGGGTGTATTTTCGGAGCAAATGCCCTCAACCGGCGTCAGCAGGCGGCTCTGGTCAGCGCCTACGCCCTGGTCAGCCGGTCCTACAACGATTACCAGCGCAAGGTCAAGGAGCTCCACGGCATAGACGCCCACCGGGGGATCATGGAAGCCTTGGCCGCCGAAAAGAGCAAAAAGCAGCCCATCTACGCGGGCACCCTGATCGGGTCATCCTCTCTGGACTTTGAGGACGCCGGCGAGGAGGAGCGGCTGTTCTACGACGCCATCTCGGAGCGGTATTTTCAGGCTACCATCAGCCAGGTGCTCCAGGCCGAATACCACCTCAACCGGAACTTTGCCCTGGGCGGAGGTTTCATCACCCTGAACCAGTTTTACGAGTTCCTAGGTATCGAGCCGGTGCCCGGCGGGGACGAGGTGGGCTGGATGGTTTCGGACGGGCTCTACTGGGTGGACTTTGACCACCAAAAGACCGTGGTGGACGACGGGCTCAACGGCGAGGTGGAATGCTACATCATCGACGCGCCCTTCCCGCCGGTAAGCGAGCGTGAATACGAGGACATGGAGCTCTGAGGGCTCCGCAGAAATTGCATCTCCTATTATGGAGAATCTATATTTAACAGGAGGTTTGACTTTATGGACTCGAAAACGATATTTAAGGTGTTGTCCTTTGTAGGTATGGCCCTGGGCGGGATCGGCACACTGCTGTCCGCCTGGGCTGACGGAAGGGAGCAGGACGCGATTATCGAGGAGAAGGTAAATGAAGCACTGGCCGCCCGTGAACATGGAGAAAAGGAAAGCGAGGAGCCCTGACCGGGGCTCTTTGCTTTTGCAGGAGCCGCTGTCCATGAACGAACAGGCGATCCTCTTTCTCATGGAGGTCCTGAACGGCTTTGAGGAGCCGCCAAGGTCCGACTGGCCCAGGCACGAGGCGGAGGAAGTCAGCTTTTCCCGCTGGGCGGTGGAGGAGCTGCTGCAACAGGTCTGGGACCACCCGTGGACACTGGCCTCTGAGACGGTAGAGCGTTTCGCCGCGAAGCTGGGGCTATACGCCGAGACCTGCGTCACGGACCAGCAGCACCGGATCTTTCGGATCGCGGCCGAAACCGTGAGGGGATTCCTCGATGAGATCGAGAAGCTGGAGCGATGAAAACATTGATATTTATGAGAGGAGATGGCGTCTTGAACAAACAAGCAATTTCAAACGCCCTGAAAGCGTTGCAGAAAACCGTGAAAAAGCACAGCCCGGAGATTTTGACGGGCATCGGCATCGCCGGGATGACCGCCGCCGCTGTGATGGCGGTCAAGGCCACCCCCAAGGCCCTGCGGATGGTGGACGAAAAGGAAATCCGGGACGGAAAGCGCCTGACCACCGGCGAGATCGTCAAGACCACCTGGAAATGTTATATTCCCCCGGTCGTCACCGGCGTATGCTCCGCGGCCTGCATCATCGGGGCCAGTTCCATCAGCGCACGGCGCAACGCGGCCCTGGTCACAGCCTACACCATTTCGGAGACCGCGTTGAAGGAGTACCGGGACAAGGCGGTTGAGGTGGTCGGCGTGAAGAAGGAGCAGGCCATCCGGGACGCGGTGGCCAAGGACAAGCTGGAGAAGGCCAATGTCAAAGAGCGGGAATTCATTTCCACCGGACGGGGCGAGACCCCCTGCTTCGACCCGCTGACCAACACCTGCTTCAAGTCGGACATCGAGAGCCTCCGCCGGGCGGAAAATACGCTGAACAAGCGGATGCGGGACGAGGTGAAGATCACCGTCAATGAGTTTCTGATGGAAATTGGCCTGGAGCCCTGCGACGACTCTATCGGAGAGACCATGGGGTGGGACATTGACAAGGGCTACATCGAGCTGGACTTCAGCTCCCAGCTGGTGGACGGCGTCCCTTATCTGGTGCTGGGGCACCGGGTCCCGCCGGTCTATCTGGGCTGGTGACATCCGCAGAAATTGCATCTCCTATTATGGAGAACCATCCAATGAACCTAACTTTACAAGGAGGAACTTGACATGGAAGAAATGAACGCAAGAGTGATGGAGAACGAGGTTATGGACGAGACCGTGGAGGTCGATGAGGCCGTTGACAGCGGAAACGCTGGCGCGCTGGTCGCAGGAATCGTCGGAGGCTTCCTGGCTTACGCCGTGATTGGCGGGGCGAAGAAGCTCTGGGGGTTTGCGGGCGCCAAGCTGGCCGAGCGGAAGGCTGCCAGAAAGGCCGGGACCGACGCGGTAGACGTCGAGTACACCGATGTCGAAGAGACTGCGGAGGATTCCGACGAGGGGAACTCTGAAAAGTAAGCAGAAGAGAGGTTCGCCGGGGGAGAGTACCTGTTTCAGGTGCTTTCCCTTTTTTGCTTTTGAAAGGAGAAAATTGCATCATGAGAGGTATTTTGAAGAACACCCTGTTGTTATTGGGCGGTATGGCGCTGGGGAGCCTGGCGACACGGAGAGCGATCCGGTATGCCGTGGAAAACAGGTACGACCGTGTGAAGTACGAAGAGCCCATCTTTGGGACCGGGGAGGACGCCGAGCAGGTGCTGGACGGGCTCAAGACCCTCATCAGCACCTACGGCAACGCAACGGCGGCGGATTTGTATGAGCTGGCCGGCACCCACGATTTCAAATACGAGATGACAAGGATTGGCTGGACCTCCGTGGACGGGGCGGAGATCGTCCAGACGGACGACGGCTATATCATCACACTCCCCCAGCCCAAGCCCATCACTTACAAGGAGGAACCGTAATGGCAGAGTATCCCAACAACTCCCACAGCGCAAGGGAGAGAACGGATTCTACCGCACCGGGAAAAGCGGAAAAGAAGCTGGAAAAGGTGGTGACCGGAGCGGCCAAGACCCGGAAGAAGAGTGAGGCCCGGAAATTCGTCAACATCTTTGTCCCGGAGGACGGGGAGAACGTCAAGTCCTATATCATGATGGACGTGATTATCCCCGGCATCAAGAACGCCATCGCCGACGTGATCAGCATTGTGCTCTTCGGCGACTCCGGGCGCATCGGCGGAAGCAGGAACAAACGGGACGGACGCTCCCGGCTCACCTACTGGGACGACAGGCGGGATGACCGCAGAGAGTACGGACGGCCCAGAGCCGCTGCGGGCTTTGAGTATGACGACATTATATTTGAGACCCGCGGGGACGCCGAGCTGGTGCTGGATCAGCTGGAATCGGCCATCGCCAACTACGGCATCGCGTCGGTGGCCGACCTCTACGACCTGGCGGGCATCACCTGCCGCAACTACACCGCCAACCGATACGGCTGGACGGACATTCAGTCGGCAAAGGTCATCCGAACTAGGGAGGGCTATACCTTGCAGCTTCCAAGGACGGTCCAGATCAACTAAAAGGAGGCGGACGCCATGTGTGGATATTTGACCTCCAGCGGCTACAAGGGTCTGGTATGTGGCCGGTGGATGCTGTTCGCCACGGACACCGAGTATTACGAATACATGAGAGAGCATGAGGAGGAGCGCCATGCGGATTAACGCGGTTTCATTTGTAGGCGTCGGCATCTGCATTTTGGGGCTTGTGGGCGTGGGCTACGCCATCGGCGTCCACTCCAAAATGAAGGTGATGTGTGACCGGCTGGATACCAGCATCGACAACCTGGCCAACAACACCGAGATTGATATTCCCGCAAAGGTCATCGACCAGGCGGTTCAGAAGGCCGTAGAGCGGGAGTCCTATTCCGCGGTCAAGCGGGCCACTGAGGAGGTCGTGGCCGACGCGAAGCGGGAGATCGAGAGCCGGGTGGGCACGGCGGTAAAGGCCCAGTATGACGCGATTTCGGACGGCGTGGCGGATCAAATCGCCAAGAATGTCGCCCGAATCGACGAGAGCAAGCTCAAGAAGGAGGTCGTGCAGAAGGCCAAGGAGCAGATCGCCGAGAAATTCGACGATAAACTGGATGACCTGCTGGAGGAGTTCAACGGAAATCTCCAGAACGTGGGGAAAATCTATAAATCCATTGCGAGATCATTTTCTAAGGAGGATATTTGACAATGAAAACCAACGAGATCATGAAATCTGTGAGCCTGACCTTCAATAAGGTGGGGTTCCAGCTTCAGAAGAAGAGCCCTGAAATCCTGGTGGCCGCCGGCGTGGTCGGCGTGGTGGTGAGCGCCGTCATGGCCTGCCAAGCCACTCCCAAGGCCCTCAAGGTGGCAGAGAAGACCCAGGATGACATCGAACGGATTCAGAGCGCCGAGGATTCCGGCGTCACCCAGGCCGGAGAAACCTACACCAAGGAGGACGCCCACAGCGACCGTATGCAGGTCTACTCCCACACCGGCTTCCAGTACATCAGATTGTACGCCCCCGCCGTTCTGTTGGGCGCGGCGTCCATCACCTGCATCCTCACCAGCCACAAGATCATGAGAAAGCGCAACATGGCGCTGGCGGCGGCCTATGCCACCCTGGACAAACACTTTAAGGATTACAGTGGCCGTGTGCTGGAGCGGTTCGGCGAGCAGGTGGAGAAGGAGCTGCGCTACAATATCAAGGCCAAGGAGATCGAGACCACGGTGGTAGACGAGAATGGTAAGGAGAAGAAGGTCAAGGAGACGGTGGACGTAGCCGCCGAGGGCTGGGACCCCTCCAAGTACAGCCCCTATGCCCGTATCTTTGACGAGGGCCACCCCGCCTACATGAAGGATGCCGAGCAGAACAAATTTTACCTGCTGGCCCTTCAGGCCCAGGCCAACGACCGGCTCAAGTCCCGCGGCCACCTGTTCCTCAACGAGGTCTATGAGATGCTGGGCTTCCGCCTGACCAAGGCCGGCGCCGTGGTGGGCTGGATCTATGACCCCAGAGAGCCCATGGGGGACAACTTTGTGGACTTCGGCATGTTCGAGGTGTGCCGCGAGAAGGCGGTGGATTTCGTGAACGGCTATGAGCGGTCCTTTATCCTGGACTTCAACGTGGTGGGCGACATCACCGACGCGCTGGCCACCCATCAGACGCTGTGAGGGCTGAGTTATGAAGAAATTTTTGGCTACCCTGCTGCTTGCCGCCGTAATGCTCACCGGCGCGTCCTTCTGCGTGGAGTATGAGCCTGCCGCCGCTTCGGAGCCGGTTGTCACCCCGGTCCATGTGGTTGCGGAACAGGTCAACCTGACGGAGAAACGGGCTGATATTCCTCAGCCTGTGGTCTCCAAGGCCCCTGTCGTCCAGCCGGAGGAACCGATGGAAGAGCCCAACGCCGTCACGCTGACCCAGGAGGAGATCGACCTGATCGCCCTCTGCGTGATGGCGGAGGCGGAAGGCGAGCCGGAGGAGGGTCAGCGGCTGGTCATCGACACCATTTTGAACCGGGTGGACGACCCCCGGTTTCCCGACAATGTCCACGACGTGATCTATCAGAAGAACCAGTTTGTCGGCATGTATGGGGAGCGCATCGAGCGCTGCTATGTGAAGGAAGAGCTGGTTCAGCTGGTCCGGGAGGAGCTGGAGAACCGCACGAACAGCGAGGTGGTCTTCTTCCGGACCAGCCACTATCATTCCTACGGCGTCCCCCTGTTCCAGGTGGGGGCACACTATTTTTCCAGATATGAGTAAAGGAGGCGCGCATTATGAAAACCTGCATCAAAGCCCTGCTGTCCTACGCCCTGGCGACCGTATCGGGCCTCTGCCTGGTCGGCGGCGTCACCATTTTGTCCAGGAGGTAAGCGGTATGGAGGGATTTGCAAATCTGGTGTCCATGCTGGACTACGCGGTCAACACCAAAAGAAAACGCCACATCACCGGCGGGCTCCTGATCAGCGCGGCGCTGCTGTTCGGGGGCCTTGCCATTACCGTCATGAGCACCAAAGACGAAGAGGAGGACTACAATGAGTAAACTTGGCACAGCGCTGGCCTTTCTCGCAGGCGCCGCACTGGGGGGCGTTTCCGCATGGTACGTCGCCAAAACGTGGTACGACGAGCTCTCCGAGCAGGAGATCGACTCCGCCAAGCAGGCCTTTTACGCCAGGGAGCAGCAGCTGAAGGAGGAAATCGCCGCTCTGAAGGAGCATCTGGCCAAAGAGGACGAGCCGGAGGAGGCGCCCAAAACCGTTTTGGCGGCCAACAAGAACCAGGAGAAGGGCGACATCAACGACTACGCCAGAATGGTCAGCCGGGTTGGATATTCCCGCACCTCGGTGCCCCCGAAGCCGGAGCATGAGGTGGAGGCCCCCTATGTCATCTCCCCGGGGGAATTTGGGGAGATGGACGGCTACACCCAGATCAGCCTGACCTATTTTGACGACGGCATCCTTTCCGATGAGAACGGGGTCATCATCGACGAGCCGGAGGATATCGTCGGGGACGCCCTGAACCACTTCGGGGAGTACGAGGAGGATTCCGTCTTTGTCCGGAGCGACCCCAAGCGGTGCGACTACGAGATCCTGCGGGACCTGCGCAGCTACGCGGAATTCCGCTCCACCCTTCCTCCGAAAATTTGAAAGGGAGGTCTGACGCTTGACCCGGGATGAACTGATTGACCAGTATTTTGACTGGATGTATCAGCTCGTGGTCGACGACCGATATTCTAACAAGTCCTATCGCAAGCTGTTTGCGCGGCTTTACGATACGGAATTCACCTATACGATTCCGATGGACGGCAACCGGGCCGAAGACGGCATCGACCTTAGATATCGGTTCGGTCGCGAGCAATTATATTCTGACGCCATGGTCGCGTCCTGCCTGGACGACCGCCCGTGCAGCATTCTGGAAATGATGATCGCCCTCGCCATCCGCTGCGAGGAGCACATCATGGACGACCCCGACGCCGGAGACCGGACGGGGCAGTGGTTCTGGAGTATGCTGGTGAGCCTGGGGCTCGGCTCCATGGACGACCGGAAGTTTGACCGGTATTTTGTTGATCAGACGCTGGAGCGGTTCCTGGAACGCGGGTACGGACGTAACGGCGAAGGCGGGCTCTTTACCGTGGACAACGGCCGCGACATGCGGAACACGGAGATCTGGTATCAGATGAACTATTACCTGCGCGAAATCATCAGGGAGGGAGGCATTTAGTATGAGTAAAAAGGGGAAATTCGTGGATATCTGCACGCTGGAGGACTTGACGGCCCTGGTAAACCACAACTTCCAGGCCTTTGAGAAGCGGGTGGCCAAGTTGAGCCGCAAAAGCAGCATGTTGACCGTGCTCGCCGTTGCCGCAGTTGTGGGCGTTTACGCCTTGGCGGCGGAGAACCGGAAGCGGGAGGAACAGGTCTACCAGCTTTCGGTCCGTGTGAAAAAGCTGGAGTATGATAAAGGAGAGTAAGTGACCCGATGCTGGACTTCTTGATGATTTCAACGCGCAGCGGGAAACGCGGCATCATCGAGATCTATCCCAAGTTTATCATCAAGAAAAGTAGCGACCTCATGATCAGAGGCGGCGACTTCTATGCAATCTGGATTGACGAACGGGGTATGTGGTCGACTGATGAACAGGACGCGGTCGACTTGATCGACCGTGAGCTGGACCGATACGCAGAAGAAAACCGCACGCGCTTTGACGGCAACATTCGCATCCTCCATATGTGGGACGCGGAAACTGGCATGATCGACACCTGGCACAAGTATTGCCAGAAGCAGATGAAAGACCAGTTCCATATGCTCGATGAAAAGCTGATATTCTCCAACACGAAAGTGACCAAGCGCGACTACGCCAGCAAGTCCCTCCCCTACCCCCTGGAGCCGGGGGAGACGCCGGCGTGGGAGCGTCTGGTCTCCACATTATATTCTCCTGAGGAGCGGCACAAGATCGAGTGGTGCATCGGGGCTATCGTTACCGGGGAGTCCAAGAAGCTGCAAAAGTTTCTGGTCTTCTACGGAGCGGTGGGCACCGGAAAGAGCACCATCATCAATGTGATCATGCAGCTCTTCGATGGATACCACACCAGCTTCAGCGCCAAGGACCTGGGCTCCTCCAGCAACGCCTTTGCCCTGGAGGCCTTCCGCGCCAATCCGCTGGTGGCCATTCAGCATGACGGCGATCTCTCCCGCATCGAGGACAACACCCGCATCAATTCGCTGGTGTCCCACGAGATGATGACCGTCAACGAAAAGTTCCGCTCCGCCTACTCCAACCGCTTTAAGACCTTCCTTATCATGGGAACCAACAAGCCGGTCAAGATTACAGACGCGAAATCCGGCGTCATCCGAAGGCTGATCGATGTGACGCCCACCGGGGACAAGGTTCCGCCGGACGAGTACCGGAGGCTGACCCGGCAAATCCCCTTCGAGCTGGGCGGCATTGCCTATCACTGTCAGGAGGTCTATCTGGAGGACCCGGACTACTACAACGATTATATTCCCATCGCCATGATGGGGGCCTCCAATGACTTTTATAACTTCATCGTGGACTCCTATCATGTGTTCAAACGGGACGATGGCGTGTCCCTGAAGTCGGCCTGGGAGATGTATAAGGTCTACTGCGAGGACGCCAAGGTGCCCTACCCCGTCTCCCGCATGATATTTAAGGAGGAGCTGAAGAACTACTTCCGGTGTTACGAGGAGCGGTTCAGCATGGGGGACGGGTCCCGCGTTCGGAACTATTACAGCGGGTTTCGGACGGAAAAATTTGAGGAACAGGCGCCGGAGGACAAGCCGGTGTCGCCCCCTCACCCCACCATCGACTTTGTGGAGGGGCAGGCTTCGGCGTTTGACAAGGACTGCGCCGACTGCCCCGCCCAGTATGCAGGCGGAGAAGGCACGCCCCGTAACAAATGGGAGCGTGTCCGGACAAAGCTGTCCGCCCTGGACACCAGCAAGCTGCACTACGTCAAGCTCCCGGAAAACCACATCGTCATCGACTTTGATATTCCGGACGAGCAGGGCCAGAAGTCCTTTGAGCGGAATCTGGCCGAGGCGAGCAAGTGGCCGGCCACTTATGCGGAGGTAAGCAAGAGTGGCTGCGGCATCCACCTGCATTATATTTATTCCGGAGACCCGACGCGGCTCAGCCGGATTTACGACGACCACATCGAGGTCAAGGTCTTTACCGGCAACAGCTCCCTGCGCCGCAAGCTCTCCAAATGCAACAACCTGCCTATCGCTACGATAAGCTCTGGATTACCGTTGAAAGGAGAAAACAATGTGGTAAATTCCAAAGTCATTCAAAGCGAAAAAGGGCTTAGAGTTCAGATCAAGCGAAACCTCAATAAGGAAATCCATCCGGCTACTAAGCCCTCTATCGACTTTATCCACAAGATTCTGACGGACGCCTATGAGAGCGGTATGCCCTACGACGTCACCGATATGCGCAACGCGGTCCTGGCCTTCGCCGCCAACAGCACCAACCAGGCGGAATACTGCATCAAGCTGGTGAATAAGATGCCCTTCAAATCCGCCGAGGACGGGCAGGGGGTGAAAAACGACGAGGCCAAGCTGGTCTTTTATGATGTAGAGGTATTCCCCAATCTGTTCCTGGTGAACTGGAAGATCGAAGGCCCCGGTCAAACCGTGGTCCGGATGATCAACCCCAAGCCCACGGAGATCGAGGAGCTGATGAAGTTCCGTTTGGTGGGGTTCAACTGCCGCCGGTACGACAATCATATTTTGTACGCCCGGCTGATGGGTTACACCAACGAGCAGCTCTACAACCTGTCCCAGAAGATCATCAACAGCGAGAAGAAGGCCCGAAGCACCAACTGCTTCTTTGGGGAGGCCTACAACGTCTCTTATACGGACGTGTATGACTTCTGCTCGGTCAAGCAGAGCCTGAAGAAATGGGAGATCGAGCTGGGTCTTCATCACCAGGAGCTGGGTCTTCCCTGGGACCAGCCGGTTCCGGAGGAGATGTGGCAGAAGGTCGCGGAATACTGCGATAACGATGTCATTGCTACCGAGGCCGTCTTTAATGCCCGGAAAGCCGACTTTGTGGCCCGGGAGATCCTGGCGGACGTGGCCGGGATGACGGTGAATGACACCACCAACTCCCTCACCACCAGAATTATATTTGGCGGCAACAAGCGCCCCCAGGACCAGTTCAATTACCGGAATATGGGCGACACGACGCAGATCTATGACCCGAACCGGGACCTGCCCTTTACCATGGGAGAACCTGAGTTCGACGAGTTCACCGCCTTTGACAAAAAAGGACGCCCCATCTTCCCCGGATACAAATTCGAGGGCGGGAAGTCCCTCTATCGCGGTGAGGAGGTTGGCGAGGGCGGCTACGTCTATGCCGAGCCGGGTATGTACGGCGACATCGCCCTGCTGGACATTGCCTCCATGCACCCCTCCAGCATCATCGCGGAGGAGCTGTTCGGCCCCGAGTACACCAAGCGGTTCCAGGAGATCAAGGACGCCCGTGTGGAGATCAAACACAAGAACTTTGAGAAGGCCCGGAAGATGCTGAACGGCGCACTGGCCAAGTATCTGACGGATGAGGGTTCGGCAGACGCTCTGGCCCAGGCACTGAAAATCGCCATCAATTCGGTCTACGGCCTAACCTCGGCCAACTTTGAGAACCCCTTCCGGGACAACCGGAACAAAGACAATATCGTCGCCAAGCGCGGAGCCCTGTTCATGGTCAACCTCAAGCACGAGGTCCAGAAACAGGGCTTTACTGTTGCCCATATCAAGACGGACTCCATCAAAATCCCGGACGCAACGCCGGCCATCATAGACTTTGTGATGAAGTACGGTGAGAAGTACGGCTATACCTTTGAGCACGAGGCTACCTACGACCGGATGTGCCTGGTGAACAACGCCGTTTACATCGCCAAGTACGCCACGGCGGAGAAATGCCAGCAGGCTTACGGCTATGTGCCCGGTGATATTCGGAAACACCCCGGCGAATGGAACGCCACCGGCACCCAGTTCCAGATCCCCTACGTGTTCAAGAAGCTGTTCTCCAGGGAAGAGATCGTGTTCGAGGATATGTGCGAGACCAAGTCGGTCACCACCGCACTGTACCTGGATACGAACGAGACCCTGCCGGATGTATCCGAGTATGAGAAAGAGCTTGAAACACTGCGGAAAAAATGGCCGGACAAAGAGGGACAGTACCCCATGGATTATGACGAGGTCGTTGCGGATCTGAAAGCCAAAATCGAACCGGGCCACAATTATATTTTCATCGGCAAGGTTGGCTCCTTTTGTCCCATGAAACCCGGCTGCAACGGCGGTCTGCTGCTGCGGGAGGTCGTGGACAAAAAGACCGGTGAGAAGAGCTTTGCTTCCGCTGGCGGGGCCAAGGGCTACCGTTGGCTGGAGTCCGAGATGGTCAAGCATCTTGGCAAGGAAGACGGCATCGACCGGGGGTACTACGACGCCATGGTAGACGCCGCCGTTGCGGATATTTCCCAATACGGAGACTTCGAGTGGTTCGTATCCGACGACCCCTATGTGAAAGCGGACGATGACACGCCACCCTGGTTCGGCCCCGGAGAGCCCTATGGCGATGACGCTACCGCCTTTGATGTGAGGTGAAGACGATGAGCATCGTGCTGATTATATTCTGGTTCGACGTTCTGGCCGCGTTCATCTGCGCCGCCACCGAACGGTTCTTCCTATGCGGCGTCAATGTTGTGTTGGCGGTTTTGCTGGCTTTCATAGCCATGGTTTATGAGGGACGTCTGCTGAACCGCGTCAAGAAGCTGGAAGAGGAAGTCGCACTGCTCCGCAGGGGCACGATTATCTGCGAACACCTTTCCCAAATCAACGATAAATAAAGGAGAGTTTTATTATGGCTAATCCCAGAGTGAATGAGAACCTTGTGATCGAGAACGCCCGCCTGCTCTTCCGGAACTTCTCCGGCAGAGAGAGCAAGTACAACCGCGCCGGACAGCGGAACTTCTGCGTCTACATCGAAGATGCCGCAGACGCCCAGAAGCTGATCGATGACGGCTGGAATGTCCGTGTTCGTCCGCCCCGTGAGGACGGCGAGGAGCCCCGCTATTATATTCAGGTGGCGGTCAGCTTTGAGAACATTCCGCCCACGGTCTACATGATTACCAAGCGCAAGAAGGTAAAGCTGGATGAGGAGTCCATCGACACCCTCGACTTCGCGGAGATCCGCAATGTGGACCTGACCATCCGCCCCTACAACTGGGTGATTCAGGAGGGCACCAAGAACGAGAAGAGCGGCGTTAAGGCCTACCTGCGTTCGCTGTACGTGGTCATCGAAGAGGATGAGTTCGCCGAGAAGTACGCCGGCGACGAGTATCCGGAGGAGTAAGACCAATGTGGGGGCGTCGGTGAATAAGGAGATAGCCGGCGCCCTCTCCTATTTTTGAAAGGAGAAAAACCATGGCAAATGAGGTAAATTGCCGCATGATATTTAAGGAGGGTGTGGAATGAAGCCATTCTGGAAAAATTCCCGGAAGAAGAAAACGAAGAACCCTTCCACGCCTCCCCAGCAGAAACCGAGAACACGGGCAAAACCGAAGTCCATGGAGGAACCGTGGAAACCTCCCATGGCTGTTCCGCCCAAAGCGATGGGGCAAGAAAGAACACCCATCACACAGATGCTGGAATCGGCTCGTCCCGTCCGGAAAGAGTACATTCCAGCCAGGCCGTCGACGCGAAAGAGCGAGTATTATCACGAGTTTCGCTCCAATTTTCAGCAGCTGCTTTCTCCAAAATGTCGCCCGATTGATATTTGGAGGGATTTCATCGTCATGGTGGCCTGCGCAATGTCCAATACCGTGGATAAAGCCCATTATGATGAGCGGGAGAAACGGTATCTGGAAATCATCAACAAATACGAAGAATCTCAGCAGCATATTTTCCCCAAACTCTATGCCGCTGTGGTCCTGGCTCTGGATGAAAACCCGGAACAGGACTTTCTCGGCGAGATGTTTATGGATCTGCACCTCGACTATGAGGAGCTGAAACAGATATTTACGCCATACCACGTGTGCCAACTGATGGCGGACATCACGATGGATAACCTTGTTGAGCAGATTGACAAGCAGGGCTATGTTTCCATCAATGACTGCTGCTGTGGAGCAGGAGCAAATCTAATTGCCGCAATCAATTCCGCCCGACACAAATTGGAAGATGTGGGCCTGAACTTTCAGAACCACATTCTGATCATCGGGCAGGACATCGAGGAACTGGTGGCGCTAATGTGTTATATTCAGATCTCCCTGCTCGGGGTCGCTGGCTATATCAAGGTCGGAAACGCCCTTACGGAGCCAATGACCCCTGGCGACAGCATGGAAAATTACTGGTTCACGCCTATGTATTTTTCTGACGTATGGCACACAAGAAGAATCATTCGGACGTTTATGGATTTATTTAAGGAGGATGCGACATGAATAAATGGCCAAGATGCGAGGACTGCGTGCGCGACAATTACCTTAGAGCGCCCGTCTGTCAAACCTGCGTTGCCGGAAGCAATTTTTTGCCCCGGGGACGCAGCAAGATTTACTACGAGTCTGTCCAGGAGATGAATCAGCCGCCGGCAGCTTATCGCGCTATAGTTCAGGCCTTGCGGAGGTTTGACGATAGCGCTCTTGTTCCGGAGATTCTGGACGTGATGTTCAACGAGCCAGCCACTATCGTCTTCTGGGCCGATGGCACCAAGACTGTGGTCAAAGCCGTTTACGACGAGTTCGATCCGGAGAAGGGGCTTGCTATGGCGATTGCGAAGAAAGCTCTCGGCAACAAGGGCAACTACTACAATGTCATTGCAAAGTGGACGGACGAGTATCTTGAGAAAGAGGACAAGTGATGCCCCGTGGCCATTCAGTTATATGACTACCAGCTCGAAGCTCTGAATCGGATGAAAAACGGCTGTATCCTCTGCGGCGGGGTTGGTTCGGGGAAGTCCCGGACCGGCCTCGCTTATTACTATGTGCAAGAGGGCGGCAAAGTGGGTACGGACGAGTATATTCCGATGAAGAATCCCAGAGACCTCTACATCATCACCACTGCACGAAAACGGGACACCTGTGAATGGCAGGGCGATTTGGCTCCGTTCCTGCTCTCCCCCACTCCGGAGGCCAACTACTACAAAAACAAAGTGGTCATCGACTCCTGGAACAACATCACCAAGTATGTGGACGTCAAGAATGCCTTCTTTATCTTTGATGAACAGCGGGTGGTGGGGTATGGCGCCTGGACCAAGGCGTTCCTCAAAATCGTAAAGTCGAATAACTGGCTTCTGCTCTCGGCCACGCCTGGCGATACCTGGCAGGATTATATTCCGGTCTTCATCGCCAACGGGTTCTACCGCAACAAGACCGACTTTGTGGACCAGCATGTGATCTACGATTGGAGGGCCAAATACCCGAAGGTTGACGGCTACCGCAATACCGGAAGGCTAATCCGGCTTCGGGACAGGATTCTGGTCAACATGGATTTCAAGCGGCAGACAGTATCCCATCATGAGGACATCCGGGTTTCGTATGATATTTCCAGGTATAAGGACATTATGCGGACGCGATGGAATCCCTGGGAGGACAGGCCCATCGAAACCGCAGCCGAACTCTGCATGGCGCTTCGCCGGGTGACCAATTCGGATGAATCCCGGTCTGTCGCGATACTGGAAATCATGGAGGACCATCCCAGGGCTATCATCTTTTATAGCTACGACTATGAGCTGGATATTTTGCGTTCACTGGGGTATCCGGAGGGTACGGAGGTTGCGGAGTGGAACGGTCACAAGCACCAGGAAATCCCTACCGGAAAAAAGTGGGTGTACCTCGTCCAGTACACCGCCGGCTGCGAGGGTTGGAACTGCATCACCACGGACACTATTATATTCTACTCGCAGCAGTATTCCTACAAGGTTGCCACGCAGGCGGCCGGACGGATTGACCGGCTGAACACACCCTACCGGGATCTCAACTACTACCACCTGAAGAGCTTTTCCGGGATTGACCTCGCCATCAGCAAGGCTCTGTCCAAGAAGAAGAACTTCAACGAGGGCAAGTTTGTCGGTTGGGCCACAAAGCCGTTGGAGGTGAACCCCAAGAGTCATGAACAGGAAAGACGTCGCAGAGCTGCTTAACCGCAGGCGGAGACAAATTCTCGTTCACAGCATCATCTATTACAAAATGGACGATAACCTCATTTCGGATAGCACCTGGTCGGCATGGGCTACGGAACTGGAAGAGCTTCAGAAGAAGTATCCCGACATCGCCGCCAAGGTTCCCTATGCAGAAGAATTCAAAGACTTCGACCACTCGACTGGTATGAACCTGCCTTTGGATGACCCCTGGGCCGTCAATAAGGCCCGACAGCTGCTTGCAATGAAGGACAGAGGATTCTGCATCCAATGTGAGCAGCTTGAAATTAAACTCTAAAAGGAGAAAGACGATGAATGACGAAAATAAATTTGCGTCAGACCATAGCGATGTTGAAAGTCGCGTTTTCGCTTTTCGCAGTTGCATGGAGCCTGCTCTGCATCTGTTTCCGGAGAACATCGTTGAGAGGTTGAAAAGCGACGGCTTCTTTACGGCCCCGGCCAGCACCAAATACCATGGAGCATACGAGGGCGGTCTATTCGAGCACAGTCTGAATGTGACCAACTCTCTGGTAGAACTCACAAAGCAGAATAGCCTGGCGTGGGGACGCCCGGAATCGCCTTACATCATCGGCATGTTCCATGATATTTGCAAGCAGGATCAATACCGGCATCCGGTTGACGCGACTTTCTATGGTGGCGGTGCCCCGATCCCTCTTGTTGATGAAAGCAAGTGGGAGTACGACCCCGATGCGGTTCTCAAAGGGCACGGGGAGAAGTCGGTGATGCTGCTTTCCCAGCATTTGTCCCTTACCATGGAAGAAATCCTGTGCATCCGTTATCACATGGGCGCCTTTGTAGACCAGAAAGAGTGGAACGACTACACAAAGGCAATTCATGCGTATCCGAACGTCCTCTGGACGCATACGGCAGACATGCTTGCGGCGCACATCCTGGAAGTTGACAAATGACCATACCTTATTATATTCTGTCTCAAAAAGAGGTGAAAGGAATGCTTGGCGCGATTATTGGAGACATTGTTGGCTCCAGATTTGAACGGCATAACCACAAGTCCAAGGACTTTGAACTATTTACAGACCGGTGCCGGTTTACGGATGATACGGCCATGACGGTTGCCATTGCGAAGGCTCTGCTGGAATGCAACGGCGACTATACTGATCTCAGCAATCATGCTATTCGGTGTATGCAGGAGATTGGGCAAAAGTATCCCAACGCCGGATACGGACAGATATTTTACTTGTGGCTACATAAGAAAGCGCCGGAGCCCTATTGGAGCTATGGGAACGGCTCTGCTATGCGGGTCAGTCCGGTGGCCTATGTGGCAAAGTCGGCGCAGGAATGCATCAATCTGGCCGATGCAATAACTAAAGTGAGTCATGACCATCCAGAAGGAATGAAAGGCGCTGAAGCGACTGCTCTGATCACTTTTGGTGCTCGAAGTTCACTGCCGAAACAGATTCTTCGGGAGTTGGTGCAGACCTGGTATTACACTTTGGATTTCACCATCGACGAAATCCGCCCGACTTATCGCTTTGATGCGAGTTGCCAGGGATCTGTTCCTCAGGCAATCGAGGCATTTTTGGAGTCTGAAGACTTTGAGGACGCTATCCGGATAGCGGTTTCCCTTGGCGGGGACAGCGACACGATTGCGGCCATTACCGGAGGGATCGCCGGAGCCTATTACGGTGTGCCGGATGATCTATGGCAAAAAGCCGCAGAGTATCTCCCCCAGGAGTTCCTTGATATTTTGGAGGAGTTTGAGCAGACCTACTCAAATTGAACAAAAACACGATTAGACCATCCTCGTTGCTGGGGATGGTCTTTTTCTTTATACACTAACGGGAGGTAACGCAAATGGACAAGCAGCAGCTCCAGGAGTTCATCAATGGTATCGGAATGATCGCGGAAACGGCCCTGCTCTTCTATCGGAGCACCTTGTCCGCTAAAGCAACCCAAGAGGAGGCCATGCGGCTGACACAAGCGTTTATCGCCGCCACGCTGTATGGAAATAAGGGCGGCAGTTCCGAGAAAAAGTGAAGAGAAAGGAGAAAAACGATGACTGAAAATGTAAATGGTATTCAAGTTGACGTTTCCAAATATGTCGGCGAAAAAATTGCCCGCCTTGCCGTAGCCTCGATAGATGAGGACCGATTGAATCGACTTGCAGAAAAAGCAATTCGTGACCTTTATGAAAATCAATGGTTTGAGGGTCAACGTACTACTACGATACACAGAATGGCTGCGCAGCTTCTTGGAGAGAAAATCCAAAAGTATGTCGCTGATATTTTGGAGCGTGACGATTTCAAAGAGCAGGCTAGAAGACAAGCTGAACAGATTGTCGAGGACATGCAGAAAAGAGTTCGCGAAATTGTCATTGAGCAGTACGCGAATGCCCTGGCTGGGAACATTGCTACCGGATATTTTGGCGGGGCGTTCAAAATGAATGTGCAACAAATCGTCAACGATATGTTGCGCTGACGCTGAAAAAGGAGAAAAACTATGGCGGGACTAAACTGCGAAATCAAATGGGAAACTCGGCTCTGTGAGGTAAACGGCGAGCTTGGATATTTCCACTGCTGGGAGCATTGGTCCAATGTAATAGACGCAAGTCCTCTGCGGGGCGGTCATCCCGGAGGCCAGATCGGGCAAGTCTATGGCATTGTGGAGTTTACGGACGGCGTCCGGCGGATTGACCCTGCGAAAATCAAGTTCTGCGATGAGGAGAATGCCTTGCTGGCAGAGATGGCGAAACATCATCAGGAGGGGAACGCATGAAAGTTTGCATTTTATCAAACGATGACCCTGCGGCTTTTCAAAGCTCAATCAATACTTTCATCGCCGACAAAAAAGTCGTCGACATCAAATATCAGAGTATGACGCTGGTACTCAGGTTTACAAATGGTGTTCCTTCGGAGACGATCATTGTGGATCGTGCGCTCATCATCTATGAAGAGTGAACAGATGATGGCTGTTCGTTGCAAATGCGGACGCCCGGCACATGTTTGGAGCTCTCGTGATGGATATTTGTGTGGATGCATCAATCCGGATTGTACTATCTCTTTAGAGAGGTCACGGAAGTCCAAAGCGGAGTCAATCGAAAAGTGGAATGCGAAGATGAAAAGAGAATCTCATGGGAACGCATGGCACCCCTGCCAGTATGTCGATTGCAAATTAGAACATGACGGATCTTGGGTAGACGGAAGGTGGTACGAATGGGAAGATATTCATGGTAGCCGCGAGGTTGCTCGAATGAAGCTTGACGCCATAGACCATTTCTATCCGTATGCCAAAATCATCAAAGAAGAAGACGTCTGTCGTTATAGAGAGTTAGAAGAAGGAGAAGACAATGCTGATTATTAAAACTGAGGAAGACCGTGAGCGCTGCACATCTTGCTATGGTAACCGCACCATTGAGTTGACTATGGAAGAAGTGGTGGCTTTATTTTCAGGGGCAACCCTCGGCGATCCGAACTTTAATGAGTATGGGGTGTTCATTCGATTGGAGAGGTAAGCATTATGCACGAGTTTGAAGGGCAAGTTTTGAAATTGGGAATCATAGACAAATGCCGTAGAAAATTCGCAGAAGATTGCAAACTTGATTTTGCTACGAGAATCCCAGTAGCCTACAATTTTGACTCCAGTTCGCCACTTATTGGCATGGCTGATATTTCAAGGGACGAAGACGGACTTGCTTGTCAATTAACTTTATATCCCGCCGAGGCCTTCTCTGCCAATGAATATTTTGTCGGTGGGTATTATACCGGAGTTAAAAGTCATGTTGAAGATCATATCACAGTTATTGATTCCGCTCGACTGGTGAGCATGAGTATTGTTCCGAAGCATGGCGTCGCCGATGAAAATTTGAAAGTTAGGAGAGTTGAACCCAATGCTGAAAATTGAAAACGCCGAGGTTCTGGGCTGGGAGCACGCCATCCGTGGGATGCGCAACCCGATGAACTCTTGGGAGAAGAGCGATACAAATTTTGATGATTACAAAGATACGGGATGCGATATCGATTATTTAGGTATCGGCTCCAACGATCTCGATTTGATGATGCGACTCCGCAACGCCGGCACCGACCACCGGAAGTTCATGCGGATGATAACGGTCTATGTAGACCTGATCGGCCCGCTGTACTGGTGGAAGGAGTTTGACACCTACAAGGTGGGCACGGTGGCCAATTCCTGCTCCACGATGCACAAAATTGCGGCGAAGGAGTTCACACTGGAGGATTTCTCGTGTGAGCATTTATTCGATTCCGCGAATGGTGAAGATACGGATTGTTGGACCTATTCCACAGAAGGTATCTGCGAAATTGAATCGATTGATATTCTCAACCTCACCATTGCTATGCTTAATAAGGCCAGAGAATTGTATCTGGATTATCAACAAAAGGCATCTACTGGCGATCAATTTGCTAAAAATCATGTCAAAGAGTATTGGTGGCAGATGATCCAGCTTCTCCCTTCCTCCTACAACCAGCGGCGAACGGTCATGCTCAACTATGAAGTGTTGGCCAATATTTACAAGAGCCGGCGGAACCATAAGCTGGATGAATGGCACACCTTCTGTGACTGGATCGAGGGTTTGCCGTACAGTGAGCTGATTACTGGCCCCAGCTTGAAAGATATCCCCATTAGTAATGAGATCATGGAAGAGGCAAAACGAAGAGTCCATGAGGAACTGAATGCACAGTTCGATCATTTCTGTAAATTACATGAGGGTTGAATGATGAATAAGGAACAGAAGTGGGTCGAAAAGCACCCCATAACATGGCTTTTGATGCAGAAAATAGGGGAGTTTCTGTGGTTCTTTGCCCAGTTCTCTGTCTGTATGCTTTTGTGGTGGGCGATACATCACTGAGGGGTTGCCGCACAGCGAGTTGATTACCAAAGAAGGAGAATGATATTTATGGAAAAGAGCAATTTCATCACCTCTTGGCAGGAAATTCATACCATCGTGGATGACGCTATGGCGAAGGGCGACCGGACGGTTACTATTTATATTTCTCCAGACGGAGGCATGTCCATCAGTGTATCCCCTTGGCCCGATGAGGAATCGCTGCGGGTCGCCTATGAGCGGGGCAAAATCTCATACAACGACTATCGCGCAAAACTGGGTTTAGCTCCCGGGTTAAACCTTAACGCCTTTGACAGCCTCGTGTAGTGCGTGGTAAGATAAGTAGAACAAAACTGCGCAAATAATACAGTGTCCGTTATGGAAGGAGGTTGTTAAGCTATGGCCGAACGCAACAATTCTCACCTTCTGGATGGTGGTGATGATTCCATGGGCATGACAGACAACCAGTATAAGGGTATGCTTCTGGACCAGTTGGAAGACTGGCAGGAAGTCCTGGATCTGGCAATCAAGGCCGGGAACACCGAAATCCAGGAAAAGGTCGAGAAACAGATTCGCAAAATCAATGAAAAGCTGAAGTTCTAAACCTCGACCAAAGAGAGAGCCTACGGAAACGTGGGCTCTCTTCTTTTATATTTGAAAGGGGTCGATCGGATGGAAAAAATACTTCGACTAAACGAACAAGATATTATCCAGGCACTTGCAGACCACTTCAATGTGGATCGCGCCAAAGTAAACCTGACGGTCAAAATTAGGACAGAGGGATATGGCCCGACCGAGCATCAGTTTCCGGAAGTGAGCGCTGTTATCAAGGAGGGTTGAGCATGGACATTCCAGGAATACGATGCTTGACCTGCATCCACATCAAAGTTTGCTCGCTGAAACCCACCCTGCTCATGTATGAAATAATGGCGAAAGAAATGGGCATATCTCTGCACTGTCCAAACTATATTGATATTTCACGGCTTCGCCCGGAGAAAGGACAAAAAAGATGACGCTTCATGAAAAAGTTGTTCTCTCTGCTTACACCGGCATTTTGATGTGCGACATGTCCGAGGTTCACCGGTATATCGAAAAACTCCTCGGCAGGCCGGTCTGGACGCATGAACTGGCCAGCGAGGCTCTGTGGTCCGAAATTAAGGAGAAAGCGAAGCCTGATTTTCACAAAATCATCGAGCCATAGGAGGGTTCAAATGCAGAAGCTCAATTCCGGCGACAAGCTCTATGTTTGCGATCGTAAGCGATGCGGCGACCGGTGTCACTATCCTGATTGCCGGCATACCACTGATATTTCCCATGCACTCAATGCTCCAACCTTCCCCAACGGCTTTGAGAAGGTGAAGCACAACGGCAACGTCTATTTTGTAGAGAGGGAGGATTGATATTTTGACCTTTAAGGAATTCACAGCCTGGTGCAATGAACGAGCCTGTGACGGACGGTGGGGCATGGTAGAGGCAATGGTCTGCATCGACCTGATGGCGGAAATCCGAAAACTATCCTTCTGGAAAAGGGAAAAATTTTGGCGGGAGCTGTATGAAAAGCGTATTTTGGATGAAATTGTCGAGCCAATCAACCAAAAGATCATCATCGACCAACTCGCCGCCAGAATACCGCATACTGACCAAGCAATCACACACGAAAAGGAGCATTCTACCATGACAATCAATGAATACCAGGCGCTTGCGCTGCGCACGGAGTCACGCATCACCACCGACCCCGTCCCTTATATTCGCGTTCTGGAAGGGCTTATGGGCCTGAACGGAGAGGCCGGCGAGGCCATTGACCTGATGAAGAAAGTGCTGTTCCAAGGCCACGAGTTCGACCGGGAGCACATGGCCAAAGAACTGGGCGACATTGCCTGGTATCTGGCTGTCAGCGCTGACGCCATTGGCTACGACCTGGAGAGCATCCTGCAAATGAATGTGGACAAACTCAGGACGCGGTATCCGGACGGTTTCAGCACGGAGCAGAGCCTGCATCGCAGCGCCAATGATATTTAGGAGGCACCGCCATGAGCATCCAAGATGACTATCTGTTTGTCCGGTTTGACAAATACTGCAAAACCTGCAAGCATGAGAAGCTGGAGGAAAACGAACCGCCCTGCGACGAGTGTCTGGAGCATCCAGTAAACCTGCACTCGCATAAACCTGTTTGTTACGAGGGTACGGATGAATGAGGAGGCTGCGCGCTATGAAACTGCGATTCATTGGGGAAGATGGTTCCATGGGTCTGAAAAACGGCGAAGCCTATGACGCCCGCATTTATATTCGAGGGAAGTTCCTTTGGGTGGAATGGAAGGTCGGGCGTTTCATGACTCGTTCCTGCCCTTACTCCTCTACGAAGGCATTTGCCCAGAATTGGGACCTGGCATACACCACTTAAAACACAGGAGGGCAATATGGCACAAAAGCGAATCAGGATGGTTCAGCGTGATATTTTGAACGATCGGCTGCGGCTTCTCTACGACGACGGAACGCAAGGTGTTCTGGAGTATGGGGAAGCCGTTTCCCGTTCCAAGGCGCCTGCCATCATCAAACCGAACGACTTTGTTGGGCTGACGCTCAAGCAGGCCAAACTGAAACTTGGCATCAAGAATTGAGGTGCGGCCCGTGAGTTACCAATACGATTTATATTTACAAAAGCACAAGGCCAACGTGAAAAAGGGTTTTGACTGGCTTCAGACCAACATGCCCTGGCTCTTTGAGGGGAAACCGGACGCTGCTTGGCAGACCGAGTTCGAGCATGATGCGTCCAAATCAAAGCCGGATGAGTACGAGGCCTATGACGCTTATTTCTATGGAGGCAACCGCTCCTATGCTGTTGTCCAGGCGTTCCAAAGAGCCTGGCTCCTGCACATCCACCGCAATCCCCATCACTGGCAGCACTGGGTTCTAATCAACGATGACCCCGGTGAAGGCGAAGTCCTGCTGGAGATGCCTTACAATTATATTATTGAGATGATCTGCGACTGGTGGGCCTTCAGCTGGGCGGAAGGTGATCTGAGCGAGATCTTCTCGTGGTATGATGAACATAAGGACTATATCAAACTGAACCCGAAGACCCGCGAAACCGTGGAAGATATTCTCTGGGAACTCCGGGGCCGGCTTGGATTTAATGTCCTTGCTCATCATGGCGTCAAAGGTCAGAAGTGGGGCGTTCGTAATAGGCCGCCGTATCCGCTTGATAAAACCGGGAAGTCTGATACAATAGTGACAAAAACCATCAAAGGACACACTGCTCCTTCTAAGCGAGATGAACCGGACAGTGTTGTCGACCATGTTACTTCTGACGGTAGCGTTAAAACTCGTGCCTTTTATGACGGCGATGGTTGGAAAGTAAAGGAGATACACACAACCGATCACGGAAACCCAAAACACCATTCATACGGAAGACATGGGGAACATGTTCATTATTATGAATGGGACCACGAAACCGGCAAACAGATTAGTAACAAACAAGAAGAGATACCACCCGATCTCAGAAAGGAGAACGATGATATTTTATGACTTTGGAGGAATTTGTAAGAAATCTGACCGAGGAGTACGGCACCGCCGAGTTCGAGTATAATGGACAACAATGTGGCGTAGAGCCGCAAACTCAGGATTCAGAGACCACTTATACTATGTGGTATGGCGAGGTGTGGAAAGACTACGACAACATTGACGATCTTCTTTCGGACGGGTTCTTTGATGGAGAATCTCTCCAGGATATTTTCCCGTCGATCGACGTCTGGTTCTAAATCTCGCAGGAAAGGAGAAAAACTGTGATAACAATTCAAGGGCAATACAACACTGCTATTTGCTACACCAACGAGCTGGAAGGAGCGGCTCGGGAGCAGATTCAAGCTGTTTGTGACCGGCCTGAGTTTGCAGGCTGTAAAATCCGCATTATGCCCGATGTCCATGCGGGTAAAGGCTGTACCATCGGCACCACCATGACCATCCAAGACAAAATCGTTCCGGGTATGGTAGGGGTAGATATCGGCTGCGGTATGGAAACGGTAGAACTGGCTGAGCATGAGATCGACTTTGCAAAGCTGGATGCACTGATTCGGGAGAAGATCCCCTATGGCAGGGAAATTCGTGATATTCCCCATCCGCTCAACTCGGAAATCGACTTGACCCAGCTCCGTTGTGCCGACCAGATCAATCTTGACCGAGCAGTTCACAGCATCGGTTCTTTGGGAGGCGGTAACCACTTTATTGAGGTAGACCAAGCCGGGGACGGACGGCTGTTCCTTGTCGTTCACTCCGGGAGCCGGCACCTTGGGACAGAAGTGGCCGACTACTACCAAAACGAGGGACGTCGTGCGCTCTGGGGTGGAGTCAAGCATCAAATCCAGGAAACCATTGATCGGATGAAAGCTGAGGGCCGGGTCAAGGAGATCCAGATGACCATCGCTATTCTCAAGAAAGAGCATACACTGGATATTCCAAAGGATCTGGCCTATGTGGAAGGCAAGCTGTTTGACGACTATATCCACGATATGAAACTGACGCAGCAGTTTGCAGTGCTCAACCGGAAAGCCATGGTTGATGTCATCCTGGAGGGGATGGGACTTCACGCAGTGGATATTTTCACCACCATTCACAACTACATCGATACGGACGCCATGATCCTGCGAAAGGGCTCCGTTTCCGCCAAAGCTGGAGAAAAGCTGCTCATCCCGATCAACATGCGAGATGGCAGCTTAATTTGTATCGGCAAGGGCAATGAAGAGTGGAACTGCTCTGCTCCCCATGGGGCCGGACGCCTAATGAGCCGGCGGGCGGCGCTCAATACGCTATCTATGGATGAGTTCCAGAAAGAAATGGTGGGCATCTATTCGACTTGCGTTGTACCCGACACTTTGGATGAATCTCCGATGGCTTATAAGAGCATGGACGAGATCGTCTCTCAAATCAGGCCAACTGCGGAAATCGTGGAGCGTATCCGCCCCGTCTACAATTTCAAAGCCTCGGACTAAACCTAATACGAAAAAAAGAATGCCTCGAATTGTGTAACAGCAGTTCGGGGCATTTATATTTTCCGGAAAGGAGCCGCGATGAAAGCAGTCTATCAAAGAAAGCCTGACTGTATTGCCTGTATGGATTTGGGCATGGAGCCCGCTAACTTCTGCCCCAAATGTATGGAGCTTAATCGTGAAGTGGTTGATATTTTACAACTCGGCGTCGGTCTCTTCGCAGACAAGGCCGTTATCAAGAAAACGAACGGAGCACTGGCAACCGTTCCGATGAGTGAACTCACCATTATCGATTGATATTTTGAAAAGGAGAAAACACCATGAACGAAATGAATGCAAATGCGGTCGAAACCAAGGAACCCGAGAACGCTACGGCGTCTACCCCTCCGAAGATCATTGCTGTGGACTTCGATGGCTGTCTTGCGGTCAACAAGTGGCCGGAGGTGGGAGAGCCCATCTGGAAGAACATCAATCGGCTGAAAGAGGAGCAGGCCAATGGTACCAAGGTCATCCTCTGGACCAGCCGTGTCGGCGAGCCCCTGGAGAAGGCTGTGGGCTTCTGCAAGGAGCATGATATTCACTTGGACGCAGTCAACGAGAACCTGCCTGAGATCGTCGAGGCCTTTGGCGGGGACTGCCGGAAGGTCTTTGCCAACGAGTATTGGGATGACCGGGCGGTGCTGATGGACGAAGAGGAAAACCGCTGGGCCTCTCAGGAGGTCGAGATGGCCTGTCAGCGGGAAAAAGAGGCTTCGGAGGATACGGATGACTGGGACTATGGCGTGGCCTGCTACAAGAGCGCTCTGAGGGCCTACGAGTGCCTTTACAGGGATGGTCACAGCGGTTTCAGCATCCAGATTACTAAGAGCATTCTGAACCGTCTGATCGACGGCAAGTGCCTGACGCCCATTGAGGACACTCCTGATATTTGGAGCGACATCACCAGTGAGTGCAACTGGAAAGAAGGATATCAGCAGTACCAGTGCAAGCGCATGTCCTCCCTGTTCAAGGAAGTTGCTCCGGATGGCACAGCTACCTATTCCGATACCGAACGGGTCTGCGGCATAAACATCAATACTCCGAATGCGGCCTTCAGCAATGGCTTTATGACCCGGCTCGTGGATAAGATCTTCCCCATCACCATGCCCTATCTGCCTGCCGGCAAGAAGTATCGCGTGTTTTCGGAAGACTTTCTGGTCGATCCTAAGAACGGCGACTACGATACAGTTGGCTACCATTATATTCTTACGCCCGATGACAAGAAGGTGGAGCTTAACCGCTACTTCAAGGAAGAGGACGGAAAGATGGTCCAGATTGAAAAGGCCGAGTATGAGGAGCGGAAGGCGAAGCGGGTGACCAAGAAATGAAAAATGGTTGGGATGATATTCTAAGGTTCATCTTCAACTCGGTCGCTGTTCTGGCCATCCTCGGCGTTCTATTCCTTGTAAAACTTCTGTTCGACTTTTTGAGGTGGATTATATGAAAAATTTCGACACTGTGCTGGTAGGATTCGACCACAGCCACGGCGACCCTGCGGTATTGATCGTTGGGAGAAAAGCTCCGGGCGATAATGTCCGGATTATCAATCAGTTCCAAGGCAAAGAGGCGGAAGAGCTGTACCGGAAACTGGTCGGAGAGGAGGATAAAAATGATTGAGAAAAGACTGGGTAAAATTGACTTTGTCGAGTTTGGTAGTATGAAAGATTACCCGTTTCAGCTGGGGCTCCAACTCGGTTTCTCGATGTCTGGCAGTGGCGTCATGGATGGTGGCAAATACACTGTAAACATGTCTCCAGACTGCCACTGGGAAATTGGAACTCGTCATACCAATCTTGCGGAATCCCTCGACCGCGTGGCAAAAATCCTCAATGATGCGAAGGTGAATTATATTTCCGAGCTGTTGGGGAAGCCCGTTGAAGTAACTTTGGAAGATGGTATATTCAAGGAATTCCGGATTCTTACGGAGGTCCTTTGATATTTTGAAGGGAGGACACATGAAACGCATTTACGTTGGGACTTTTGACCGGATGTGACCAAGGCGTCGCTCGCTCTCTCGGTGGCGATATGACATTAGAACTTGAACCCGGGCAAAAACTGGAGATGATTACCTGGAAAGAGGATTCCTTGTGGTATTTGACCAGACCCATGCGGGATGACGAGGAGCCTGAAACCCACACGTTTCAGCAATCGTCTGAATTCGGCGTGTTTGAGGGGACCGTAACCATCGTCGAATCTGTTGTCGAAGGAGAAAACGCATCATGACTATTTATGTTTCAGGAAGACAATCGGGCAAAACCACATTTCTAATTCGGCAATCCGCAGATACAGGCGCGGTCATTGTGGCGCCGACCTGCCAGATGGCGAGATACATCGATAGTATGGCTCGCGAGCTTGGTTTGCAGATTCCTCCGCCCGTTACTGTCGCCGATTGGATTCGAGGCCTGGTTCGTCAGCCTAAAGACCATGACAAAACCTACCTGGTGGATGAGCTGCAAATGGCTCTACATCAACTGAATGTCAAAGCGGCAACGATTGATAGAAATTATGAGGAGATGGTTCGTATGTTTGGAGTAAAGGAAACCTGCTGCACCAGATGCAGCCATAGGGACGTGTGCCAGTACAAGTCGGAGTATCTGGCGGCACAAACTGCTGTGGATGAGGTGAGCGTCCGCCGGCCCTCGAAGGATGACGAGTCTATCAGGAGCATTCGCCTGCATGATATTCCCTGGATCGAGCCGGTGGAGCTGAAATGCAGGTACTTTCATCAGAACACAGGAGCAGTTCGATAAGCTGAATTTGGGAGGAAGACCCGATGCTTGAGAAAACACTGATTGATCTTGCACATCGTCATTTTAAGATTATGTGGCGATATGAAGCGATGACCAACTCTATCATTATCCACGTGGAAAAACAATATGGTCAACAACGATATCAACAAAATTACCGAATCACGTTTGAAGAGATCGGCTGTTCCGGTGGATTTGAGTTGTCTATGATCGTGCTTCTTAATCGCATGGCCGATACAATAAACCGGGCGATCGAAGCAACGGACGATTCGGTTTGATATTTTGAAAGGAGAAGCCAATTTATGAACAAAAAAGTGATGCGCCATAAGGCGATCTGCGACGAGTTGAACAGCTTGTACGAAAGGAAGAACCATGACTACGGCGACAGCTTCCATCAGACCTTTGTAGAGGAGGGGCTGGCTATGACCCGTATCCGGTTGGGGGACAAGTTCTCCCGGTTTAAGACCCTCCCCCGCCTCTCTGCAAATGACGCCGGTCAGCAGCAGGTTACGGACGAATCCATTCGGGACACCCTGATGGATCTGGCCAACTACGCCATCATGACCATTCTGGAGATGGATGAGGAGAAAGGGATGGAAACGCCCGATCCCAATGCTGCCTCTATGGCGATTGGTGCTTGCTCAGCCCGCAGTGATATTCGGGCCGGTCTTCGCTGAAACCAACGGAATGATGGGAGACAGCTATGCAGGTCAAGAAAGCCGGAGGAAAGGTGTACGGGGCCGTACTTACCGCAGCGGAGAAGAAAGCCATGGACTTGGAGATCCAGCGGGAGCTGGCAGAGTACGACCGAAAGCATATCGCCGAGATCGACGCGACTATTTTATGGGTGCTGCATGAGCAATTCGGGTTCGGGGCTCAGCGGCTCCGAACTTATTACGACGCCTTCCACGACCGTATCAAAGAATTGGTCAGCCGCTATGAGATGGAGGACCAGGATGATATTTGGCTCTGCACTCAGATGCTGAAGAGAATCGGCGTCGATGTGGAGGCGTGGCGCAAGGAGAGTGAGCATGGGACTTGATGATTTTGGAAGAACAGTACGGAACATCCGCTTAGTCAGGGCGCTCCTGCTCTATGACATGGCAAAGGACCTTGATATTTCACCGGCTGAGCTGTCTGCCATCGAGTGCGGGAGAAAACCTGTTCCCGATTGGTTCGTCTCCAAGCTGCAAGAAAAATACGGCATCAGCGACATGCACGCTCAATCGCTTATCAAATTTATGAAGGAACGGGGTGACAGTGATTGTCCTGGAACGACCGAAAAAACGCAGAGGGATATTCTGACCCGACCGCCTATCAGGCCCTGAAGAACATTGAGACCGAGGAGGAACGGTTCCACAAGCTGCTCCATATGATCTTTGATATTTGCGCTTTGTCGGACTTCGAGATCGAGGGGCGGATCGTTCTTGTGGATAAGCGTTCCGGCAAGGTTTGGAGGTGAGTGGAATGGGTCTATCAAGATTGGCGAAGAAATGCCAAGCGTGTCCGTACGTATCCACCTGCGACCATAAGCGAATGGAGGCGCTTGGATATTTACCACTGCCGGAAGCAAATGTCGAAGTGAAGGTAGATTTGTCAGCCACACCAACAGCGGAACTGATTGATCAGTTGAGTCGAGCCGTACAGATTCCAAAACACGCATTACGTGGAGGTGAATGGAATGGGTATGACACTTGAACAGACTTTGGAAACAGTCGCTAAGATACAGAAGGCCTGGGACGCCTTGGCTCTGTCGATATCGGATGCGGCCGAAGCATTTGCAAAGATGTGGGAGGAGGTCTTCTCCAGCCCTGATATTTGGCCCGGACGGAAGTCTGTCCCGCCGAAAAAGTACGGCATGTCCCTGCTTAAAAAGCGTCCGTACCAGGCGTTTCCGGCTTATCATTACCACCCCATTGCCCCTCGAAACAGGCCTTACCAGCGGCGTTCCTATTGAGAATGAGGCTGGATATTTCTAATCTAAGATGGAAAACAGGCTAACTTAGAATAGAATTCGTCCGTACACGGCTTGAAAATCTCTGCCCAGATGGTCAAAAGCTGCTACTATTACTGTTAGTAGCAGGTCATTTTGCTGGCCACTTTTGGTCTGTAAAACTGGCCATTTGCCCACTTTGGGTTCGGATTTTGCGAAAATTTGGAGGTTGGATAGCCGTGTACGGACGGAAAATTGGTGAAAAACTGGCCATTTGCCCACTTTTATTTCAAAAGTGGCCAGGCTGAAACCCTTGCGCCCCAAGGGTTTGCGGGTTTTCTGGCCACTTGCCCACTTTTTTTCTTAATTAAATGCGAAAAAAATATTAAAAATTATATATAAGTGGAAGAAAAAAGTGGCCAACTGGCCAGCAAGGGCAAAATAGTGAGTTTTGAGGCTGTTTCGAGCCGTTTTCACAAGATGACGTGACTGCAAAGTTCACTCTTCCATTTCACGATGCATTGTGATATACTGAATCCGCCACACAATCGTATAAAGAATTATTCGGCTACGGAGAACACATCTTGGCAACAAGTGTCTTCTCTCTATACTCATGCGCCCGTAGCCGGGTAACGAGATTGTGTGGCAACAATGAGAGATGCGCTTTAGTTGCAGAGTGCGTCTCTTCATTGGGGCGCACTCTTTTATTTTGCCCAAAGGAGGGAAGGTTGATGGGAAGATCTAACAAACCGAATCCTAATATTGGCGGGAAGCTCGGACTTGTCGCCGGAATCGTTAGTGCTGTGACTCCAGTTGCGATTGAGTTTATAGACCGAATCCCCAGAAAAGACGAAACGGAGCCCTCTGAAGAATTGATATCCATGCCGGAGCTCTGTTCCAAAAAGTTCCCTTTGAAACTGGACGAAGCTAAAGAACTTATAGAGGGCCACGGTCTGAAAGCGCTGCCTATCGAAGTTCGCATCAGAGATGCGCATGTTAGATACAAGGATTGTTTTGACCTTCAGGTCGTTGCCTGCAATAAAAAGGCCAACTCAAAACTTAAGCCTGGAGAGGTTGTTATTATCCAGTATGTGACTCGTGAGGTAATCGATGAGAGTCTACGGATATTTGAAGAAGCTGAGCGGCAAAAAGCCACCTTGAAGCAAGAAAGAGCCGATAGGCGGGCCGAGAAATGGGAGCACATAAAAACCCATGCTGGTGATACTGCCGTCAAAGCAAAGGCCGGCGTTGAGAAGATCATTCGTCGCGACAACAAAAAGAAAGAGCTTGACAAGGAGGATTCTTATGAGTAGTGGAAAGAAACGCAGCAGCGGCGGATTGCTGCTGGACCTTATCCTGACCATCTGCACGGGAGGTCTTTGGCTGATCTGGATTCTGATTCGGTATCTGCGGAACAACAGCTGATGGAAAACAAATTGATATTCTGCGTTTAGCCGAGGTGCCTACGGGTGTCTCGGCTGTTTTTGTTTTCGCAGGAAAAACCGTCGCCTTTATGAGGAGGCGATGTTATGAAACCGAACATGAAAGACTCGACCCAACTACTGATAACGTTTACCACTTCGATGGCGGCGGCGATTGGATCATGCGCCGGAGCCACGATCTGGCAATCGTTTGGCAAACCAAAGGTCGAGGAGATTGCCGAGAAGAATAGCAAGCCAAAACGGAAAATAGGATTTAGTATCGATTAAAGATTAGAGCCGCCAGCCGCGGCTCTTTTCTTTTTGCCCGAATTGATATTTTAAGGCTGTTTTTCTTTCCGCGAAAAAAACAGACTCTTTTATGGAGAGGAGAGAGATATGTCGCGCATATCTTGTTCTTTCTATCACTTTTATCGGAAAGGAGGCCGTTTGATGGCCCGAAGCGCAAGACTGGAAAGCGGTTTTCAAGACCGGCTCATCAGCACGCTGAAAGCACGATTCCCTGGCTGTATGATATTTAAGATGGACCAGCGCCAGGGCATTCCCGACCTGTTGATTCTTTACGGCGAGAAATGGGCCTCCCTTGAATGCAAGAGATCTAACAAAGCCAAGAGACAGCCGAACCAGGAATATTACGTTGGGAAGATGAACGAGATGTCGTTCTCCAGATTCATCTCCCCGGAGAACAAGGAGGAAGTGTTGGATGAACTTTGTAAAGCATTCCAACCTTGAGGGTCAACATGCTTTTCTTGGCGCGAGCACCTATCACTGGATCAACTACACGGAAGAGAAGGTGGCCGACGCCTACGCCAAGTATCGTGCGGCCCAGCGCGGCACAGTCCTTCACTCTTTTGCCGCCCAGTGCATCAAGCTGGGTCAGCGGCTACCCAAGTCGCAAAAGACATTGAACATGTATGTCAACGATGCAATCGGTTACAAGATGACGCCGGAACAGATCCTCTACTATTCCCCGAACTGCTTCGGCACCGCTGACGCGATTTCATTTCGAGGCGACATGCTCCGGATTCATGATTTGAAAACTGGAGAAAGTCCGACACACATGGAACAGCTGATGATTTATGCGGCGCTCTTTTGCTTGGAGTATAACTACAAGCCGAACGAGATTCAAATGGAGCTTCGTATTTATCAGAATGACGGAATCATTTGTCACCAGCCCACGATCGAAGATATTTTCCCCATCATGGACCGGATCATAACCTTCGATAAAATCATCAACAGTATCAAAGAGGAGGAGTAAGCCATGAACCCCATCGCGGAAGATATTTTGATGCACTATGGCGTCAAGCGGCGCTCTGGGCGCTACCCCTGGGGTTCTGGTGAAAACCCCTATCAGCATGGCGGCGACTTTCTGGCCAGAGTGGAAGAACTCGAAGCCATGGGAAAGAGCCAAAAAGAAATTGCCGAAGAACTGAAGATGTCCACTACTGACCTTCGTATGCAGGTTCGGGTGGCAAAGCATGAGCGACGGGCTCTCCAGGCGGAACGGGCCAAGTCCCTTCGTGAAGAAGGAAAGACTCTCGATGAGATTGCCAAAATCATGGGGTACAACAACGACTCCTCGGTTCGTGCGCTTCTCAATGAAAACACCGCCAGCAACAAGAACAAGGCCCTTGCTACCGCCGAGGCATTGAAGAAAGAGCTGGCAGTAAAAGGGGCTCTTGATGTTGGCGAGGGCGTAGAGCAGCAGCTTGGCGTCTCGAAAGGAGTTCTTCAGGAAGCTCTGTTCATTTTGGAAACAGAAGGTTATAACCGATATGGCGTTGGAGTCCCTCAGGTGAACGATCCCAAGAAGCGGACAATCACTCCGGTTATTTCGGTTCCCGACATCGAGCAGAGAGACGCCTACCAGAACCTCGACATCATCAAGTCGGTGGGCGACTATCACTCTTCGGATGGAGGCGCATCCTGGGATAAGCGCGAGTATCCGGCAAGCATCGATTCAAGCCGAGTCAAGGTGCTCTATGGGGATGAGGGCGGCTCGAACAAGGACGGAGTCATTGAAATTCGTCGTGGCGTTGCAGACCTTGACCTGGGAAACGCTCACTATGCGCAGGTACGCATTCTTGTGGATGGGACGCATTACCTCAAGGGCATGGCCATGTATTCTGATGACATGCCGGAGGGGTGTGACATCGTGTTTAACACGAACAAGCACTCCGGAACGCCCAAGATGGATGTATTCAAAAAGATTCAGGATGACCCCGACAATCCTTTCGGCGCATTCATCAAGGCCAACGGTCAGAGCTACTACCCCGACCCGAATGGCAAGTACACAGACCCGATTACCGGCGAGAAAAAATCTTTGTCGGCCATCAATAAGCTGAAGGAGGAGGGTGACTGGGACAAGATGAGTAAGAACTTGTCCTCCCAGTTCCTATCCAAGCAGCCCATCAAACTGATCCAGAAGCAGTTGGATTTGACCTATGCCGATGCGGCCGATGAATTCGCCGAGATTTGCTCTCTGAACAACCCGACTATCAAGCGGAAGCTTCTTATGGACTTTGCAGATGAATGTGATTCTGCCGTCGTCCATCTGAAAGCGGCCGCCCTCCCCCGGCAGAGCACACAGGTCATCCTGCCTATCACAGCAATGAAGGAAACGGAAATCTATGCTCCCAACTATCGTAACGGTGAGAAAGTTGTGCTGATCCGCTACCCTCATGGCGGAACCTTTGAAATTCCGGAGTTGACGGTCAACAACAAGAATCAGTCGGCCATCTCCGTTCTCGGCAAGAACATCAGGGATGCGGTCGGCATCAACCCGAAGGTGGCGGAACGGCTGTCCGGCGCGGACTTTGATGGCGACCAGGTTGTTGTCATTCCTGTTGGCGGAAAGGTTTCTGTAAAATCTACCCCCGCCCTGGAGGGGTTGAAAGGTTTCGACCCGAAAACGGAATACTCCACCGAGGGGAAGACCGGTATCCGGCTTCTCTCAAAAGAAGCCACCCAGATCGAGATGGGGAAGATTTCCAACCTCATCACCGATATGACCTTAAAAGGGGCCCCCACCGAGGACATCACGAAAGCTGTCAGACACAGCATGGTCGTCATCGATGCGGCAAAGCACAAACTCGACTACAAGCGTTCGGAGATTGAAAACGACATCCCCACCCTTCGTAAGCGGTGGCAGGGTTACACTGACCCCGAAACCGGCAAAGAGAAAGGTGGTGCCTCCACCCTGCTCTCCAGGCGCAAGCAGACCGTCGATGTTCCCGAGCGTCAGGGCAGTGGACGCATTGACCGGGAGACTGGCGAAGTCGTCTATAAGGAGTCTGGTCGAACCTATATAGACCCTAAGACTGGGAAAACAGTTCAGGCCACGACGAAGATCAAGTTGCTGGAGAAAACCAAGGATGTTCGCACCTTGTCCTCTGGCACCGTTCAGGAAGATGCCTATGCCGACTATGCCAATCGTATGAAAGCACTCGCCAACCAGGCGAGACTTGAGTATCTGGATACGCCGACATTGGTACGGAACGCCAGCGCAGCAAAAACATATGCGCCTGAAGTCGCAAGGCTGACCAGTGCACTGAAGACTGCGCAGCTTAACGCCCCTAAGGAACGTGAGGCCCAGCGCATCGCCAATGCTCAGGTAAAGGCCAAGGTTCAGGCGAACAATGTCACCGACAAAGACGAAATCTCTAAGATTCGTCGTGCAGCGATCAGTGACGCTCGCGTTTCCACTGGTGCAAGCGGAAAAGGAACGCGCATTACGATCTCCGATGGAGAATGGGAAGCAATCCAAGCTGGCGCGATCTCTGATACAACCTTGAAAGAGATTCTTCGTTACTCTGATCCCGATGTCGTCCGGGAGCGCGCAACCCCAAGAGCATCGACGCAGCTGTCTGAAGCTCGTGTCAATCGCATTAAAGCGATGGCCAATTCTGGAAGCACCAACTCCGAAATCGCAGATGCTTTGGGCATTTCGCCTTCTGTCGTTTCCAAGTATCTCAATGAGTAAGAAAGGAAGTGAGAGCGAATGGAAATGTGTATGCTTACTACTACCGATAACCCCTACGACCCTTTTACACAGTATGAAGCGTGGTATCGGTTCGACGAAGACAACGGCTATCATTCCTGCGCTTTCTTAGCGCGCATCGCCCGTACTTCCGATCAGCTCTCTGACAAGGAGAACCAGGAAGAAATCGAGCGAGCAATCAACGATATCATCAAGTACGACCCCCTGGGCATCTATAAAAAGGTCAAGAAGATTGTGCAATCCGAGCCTGCCGTGACCGCATGATGGTAAACCGATGGTAGCCATTGGGAAAGAAACGTTCTCTCATCAGGAGTGCGTTTCTTTTTGTCATTTATGGGACAAATTCAACCCACCGGCTGCGGATCACGGCCTCGAACTCATTCAAAGGGTATAGGGGGTCCCTCCGAAATGGCACCCCCTCTGCATCGCGCTGGTCTTTGAA